ACAAAGGATGGCAAGCCTACAGGTGTAATGCAAGGTGTCCTTAAATCCATTAAGTTATATCTGGAACGCTTCCCAGAGACTACTAAATGTTTGGTGTGTTTCGATGGTGGGAAAGCAGAATGGCGTAAGGAATTATATCCCGAATATAAGGCAAATCGTAGTTATGGTGATGACCCTGAAGAGAAAGCTAAGTTCGATGGGCTATTTGCTCAATTAAATGAGCTTAATGAGATGCTCCCTAAGATTAATGTACGTAGCATTAAACTAGGTGGTCATGAAGCCGATGATTTAATCTATGCATTCTGTGAGCTTACTCAAGAGAATGTTATGATTGTATCAAGTGATAAGGATATGCTACAGCTCATCAATGAGCGTGTATCAGTGTATACTCCTTATAAAGACCGAGTAATTGGCATCAGTGACTTCTATGATGAAACTGGAGTAACTATGGAAGCCTACCTTGGTTACCGAGCACTAGTGGGGGATAAATCAGATAATATTATTGGTGTCCACGGTATCGGTGAGAAGAAAGCTAAGGCTCTGATGGACAAATATGGTCATATTGACCACATCCTAGGTGCTACTGGTGATGTGAAGAAAGCCTTAATGAAGTCTAAGGTTAATGCACGTATCTTTGAACCAGAGAATCTACAACGTCTGGGTATCAATAACAAGATTATGAATCTTAAATTCTTTGATTACACAGGAATCCGTAATGACCTAGACAAAGCCCTAAATGATCCTATTGAGTTCGATAGCAACTACTTCAAGAACTGGCTGATGCGTAACCAGTTTGCTGCTATCTTAGCAGAGTACCTAGCGTTCTCTATGGTATTCCGAGCACTAGAGGAGGATGATGAGTAATATGTGGCACGATAGAGCCAAAGGTGATATGTGGAGACAGCTAGAAAGGTCAGAATTTAGGACAGTAACTCTACAGTGTATTAGGGAGACTGTTACTCATCATGTAAACTATGACCCCTGTATGGGTAACTTTGAGGTCTTTATGGAAGAGGCAATCAATGGTCTAGCTAGTGGGTATGTGATGGGTATCTCAAGAAGAGTGCCTGCTAAAGAGTTTGAGAAGACAGTTACCTTCCAAGTACCTGCCACATGGTGGCAACACTTTAAGCAATCCCACTTCCCTGCATGGGCGCTAAAGAAATTTCCAGTTAAGTATGAAACCTTAGCTGAGACTATTGGATTTAAGGCTTTATATGACCACATTATACCTGGTCACAATCCCCATATCCAAGTACATGTGGCAGAACATAAATGGGAGTAAGAGTATGGAACACCTTAGAAAAAGTATGGTGGTGCTGGCTGTTCAGCTACTTATTCCAGTTGGCAGGACTTATTCTAGTAGGAGTAGTGTGGTGGGGTATCCTAGACTTGGATGACTACTACGCTACCTACCCTCCAAACTTGACTATTTGGAGTATAAAGGTTCTAAGTTGGGTAACCAGTTTCATTCTGGTATATCGTCTAGCTAAAAAGGAGGGGTCTCTGTAGAGAGACCTCTTATTTTGTGTTATATGACAAATAAAGGGAAAACTCTGAGAACTTCCCTTCTTTTATTTCAGAGACCTTGAAAGGAGAGATTTATCTAAATGACTAATCAGATTATAGAAGCATTCCAATTGTTGGCAGAGATAGGTGGAACTACATCAAGAACAGCTAAAGAAGATTACCTGAGAGCAGGTGAGGGTAACCTGATATTTAAGGAGATTCTAAGGAGAACATACCATCCAGACTTAATATTTGGGATTAAGAAGAAGTCCAAAACTAAACCCCTTGGTATTGAATTCAATGATGACCTTCAATACAACTATGATAAATATATGCTCCTTACTAACTTACTAGTTAGCAGAGACCTGACAGGTAACGCTGCACTAGAAGCACTAGATGGATTAATATCTACATGTGGCTTTATAGAAGCTGAGTGGTATATGAAGTCTATCCAAAAAGACTTTAAAATTGGCATTACTGCTAAGAGTATAAATAAAGTGTTCCCTGGATTTATACACCAGCATTCCTGTGCTTTGGCTATGCCACTGAAAACTTATCCTAAACGTTACATGGCTGATAAGAAACTAGATGGTTACAGATGTAATGCTGTAAACTACGGTGGGGGAAGAGTTCTTCTTAAATCTAGGAATGGTAAGATAATCTCTGGTTATACTGGCATTGAACAAGATATTGCTCAACTACCTGCTGGGTATGTATATGACGGTGAGATTATGGCACCCTCTGGTAAGTTTGCCGATGTACAGAAATCTGCCTTTAAGAAAGCAGATGACAAAATTGGTATTCTCCATATCTTTGATGCTGTTCCTATAGAGGAATTTGAAGTAGGAGAAAGTACTGCAATCCTTGAAGAGCGTATTGTCTTCATGGAATCAATAGATGCTGAGTATATTCAAGAACTTCCTTTATGGAACTTGGAATACGTAGTACCTGATGGAATCTTCTATGAAGACACTGAAGAGACTCAAGCAGAGGTATTCAGTATTCATAGGAAGAATAGAGCCTTGGGATATGAGGGTACTATGGTTAAGGACTTGGATGCTACCTATAAGTGTAAGCGTAGTCGTGACATCCAAAAAGTGGTAGACGTAGAAAGAGTTGACCTTGAAGTAGTAGGATTTGAAGAGGGCAAAGAAGGAACTAAAAATGAAGGGGTACTAGGAGCTTTAGTCGTTGAGTACAAAGGCAATGAGGTATCTATTGGTGGCGGTTACACTGATGAGATGCGTGTAGACCTTTGGGCTAGACGTAATGAACTGATTAACAAGGTGATAGAGATTGAATACCGAGAAGAGTCTACTAATAGTAAGACTGGTAAGAAGTCTCTACGTTTCCCTGAGTTCATAAGATTCCGTCCTGACAAAGAATAGGAGTGGTTAATGTATGAAGGAATTTCTCAAAGCACTACAATATCGATCTATGATAGATAGCTCTCCTGTAGCTGGTGCTGTAGACGAGCAACACAAAAAGTTAAGAGAAGAGTATAAGGCTCTTGAAGGTAGACGTGCACTGTTTAGTAGTGGCTCTACCAAGGAAGTTCGTGTTATCAGAATAGTGGAAGCTCACGAGAGATACCTACGAGTTAGTTATGAGTGCTTTGGGATGGACTATACGGTTGAAGTCTTTACCTGCATATGCTGGAATGGTATCTTCAGTGGGGAAGAAAGGATTAGTGACGTAGAATGAACGATATGACACCTCCTACTCACTTTGAGCCTGTATATCTCTTTAATAAGTATGAGCCACTTAGAAGAAAGATATACAACAAGTTCAAAGACCAGATGGCTAACTACACAGATAAGGAAGAGTTGTCTGCTGAAATAGACCGTACATTCCTAAGTTTAGTAACGGAATACAACCCCCATCGTGGGGTTGACTTTCCATACTATATTAAGAAGATGCTTGATTTACGTATCTTCCATTGGGTTAACAAGTACCACAAGAACATAAACCGTGAGACGTATAGCAATGATGATAATGGTATTGTGGTGGAGGATACCCAGTATGCAGAGTTGCTTCAGCGTATAGTTGACCTTCATAGTATTGACCCAGACATCCAACTAGGAGAGAAACACAGAAATCTCATGATTGGGCTTCTAGTAGAGCAGAAGACTATCCAGCAGTTAGCAGAGGAAGAAGGGGTACCTGCTAATAGGCTTCATGCTAGATTGTACTTCTTAATACAGAAATTTGACAAAGAGTATGCAAGACTAATTGAGTGGTGGGGAGAGGACTTATATGACTAATGAATACCAAATGAAGAAGCATGAGGAAGCTATGGCAACCAGGGTTAGTGATATTTTAAAAGCTATAGCCAGCTTTGAGAAATTTCACCGTAACCTTGACAAGATAGACAGTCCTATACAGCTTATGACTATCGTAGAAGACTGTCTAGTTTCTTGTGGTTCTGAACCTAAGCCACACTTCCTAGAAGTCAGTACCAATTTTGTACAAGTATATACATTAGTTAAGATGAATGCTAACCTGTACCCATTCTTTGCGGATGACCACCCACAAAATGATAGATTTCATAAGGTTGTAACACAGACCCTCCTTGGGACGGATTTAATAGAGTCCGTTAAGTGGCTACCCAAAGAGAATGGCTCAATTTTATTGGTGACAAGGAGGGTATAAGATGATAGCAGTTATTATCGAGGGGTGGTCAGACCATAATGCTATTCGCAGAGTCTACAGCCCAAAAGACGTTCAAACCATAGTAACTAATGGTACTAAAATGAATAACCGTATCAGTGAGCAGATTCAGGAAGCCTTAGACATGGGGCTTCCTACTTTCATATTATCTGACCCTGATAAGGCTGGAGATGACCTTGCTAGTATGGTTAAGAGTAACTTTAATATCTCTAGGCTCACGGTAGACCCTGCTAAGGCAAAGCAAGAGCGTATGTTTAGAACGAAATATGGCATTGAGTATTGCACCGATGAATATTTAAAAGAGTTACTGGAGGGAGCGGTTCAGTATGGAAGGCACAAAAATATGCATCGCCTGTGATTTAGAGCTATCTGTGGATGAGTTCCATAGAGACAAGAAGTCTCCTGATGGAAGAGTACGCAAATGTAAATTGTGTACTAAGATGAACAGAGGAGCAAAGAAGCCTATCACTAAAAGCAGAAGTGTATCCCTTACGGCTATCAGGCTGTCTAGAGCAATAAATACCCTTGCTAAACGCATGAAGATTCCAGTAAGTCTTCAAGTGAACAATGACACGTCCATTACTGTTACTATCAAGGGGGAGACATCAGATGAAGAATAAGGGTAAGGGAATTGTAATACAAGGTAGTGTTGGAGCAGGGAAGAGTACTCTAGCTGAGATGTTGGCAGCACATACAGGTATTACTTTATTCAGAGAACCAGTTAAGAGCAACCCTTACTTAACTGATTACTATAAAGATCCACATAAACATGGGTATGCAATGCAGGTATTCCTACTACATGAACGCTTCAAGCAAGCCCTACATGCAACTCGATTAGACGAACACATTATGGATATGAGCATGTATGGAAACTTAATATTTGCTTCTATTATGACTCAAGAGGGCATTATATCTGAGCGTAATATGAATGACTATGTTAATATGTTCCATCAATTCCGTAAGCTAACTGAACCACCAGCACTTATGGTCTACTTAAAGTGCTCCACTGATGAATGTATCAACCGAATTCAAAAAAGAAATAGGAAATCGGAGTTGGACGTAGAGCGTTCGTATTGGGAGAAGCTAAACCAAGCGTATGAAGTGTGGTACAGAACATACTCCTACAGTCCTAAGGTTGAAATTGACGTTACAAATATCAACATAGTTGATAGCAAGGAATCAGCTCACTATGTAATGGAGACTATTATGAAAGAACACGTCAAGGCTACCCTTTAGGGTAGTCTTTTCTTTTATAGGTCTACTGGTTTGACTTTTTTCAAGGATTCGGAAAAAATAAGGATGTGGTCGAGGGACACACCAAGCATAAAGGAGAGGTGATATTCGTGAGGATACAACGAATAACAGATGACTGTAGTTGTAACAACTGTTTGGACAGAGGTTTGAAAGAAGCCTACAAGATATATGTGGGTAGAACTTCCACGACGACTGTAATAACTCTATGTGTAGGGTGTCTAGTTAGATTAGACGCTGATATTCACAGAGAGGTTAGGAAGCTAGCCATGAGTGATATAGTTGTTTCTCTTCAAAAGGGTAGGGAGGAATAGTACATGTCAAATGACCTAGAAGAACTTAAACGTAGAGCACTCCTAGCACGAAACAGTAAGAAACAACCTAAAGGAGCTTCAGCCCTTACACAAGAGGATATGATGCTGGTACTTCATCCAGATGAGGCACAACTGATACTAGATTTCATGTATGGAGCTATTCAGTGTAAAGAACTAAAGGCTGACCACAAGTTGGCGCTTACTATAATTGACCATATGGAGGGGTAGATAATGATGACAAATGGTGAAGTAAGGGATGAAGCAGTAAAGGTATTGGAAGAGTGGGCACAAGAGAAGCCAGAAATGTTTGTATCTGGTGGAGAGCCTAGTTTCTGTTGGGAGATGAGACATTCAGCTATCAGAAAGGTGCTAGAGGATAATGACATTACTGAGTACATGGATGATATCGAACAGATTGATGGTTTCTTACACTACAGTCATCTAGCAACAGCAAGAAAGTATGTAGAAGAGTACCTAGCAGAGGAACACGGTAAGTTTAGTAAGGTGGCTGAAGTAGGTCACAGACAATCAGACTTTATGTAGGAGGAATGGAAAATGAATGAATTTAATATGGATATTGAGTTGTTCCTGGATATAGACAAGTTTCTATTACCAGGGGTAAAGGTTGGTAGCCTTAATATAGATGTATCTGTTCATGCTGGTAAGCCAGAAGGCACAGTAATCTTATCTCATCTAGTGGTGTACCCTGATGGAGTGAGCCATGTATTCATAGTGGATCATGGTAGTAAAGGTATTACAATGGCACTATTTGATGAAGCAAGATGTGGTGCCGCACCTATACCTGATGGTGAGGAAAGATTGTCTAAGCAAGTCCTACAAATGATGATGGCTATTGCCAGTGGGGAGGATGTTAAGAATGGAACAGTACATTAATCTACAAGGGACTGTAACAGGTCGCTTTACTTCAGAAGCAGAGAATGAGGTAGCAGTACCACAGATGAGTTTTGTAGGTGTAGTAGAGGTTAGTGATTTCATGCCAACCTTCAGCATCTATGATATAATGGGTATCAAGCCTGAGACTGAGGTTGCTCATAGAGAGAAAGAGTTAGCATTTTGGGAGCGTAAATATAGGGCTACTAACAAGGCTAGTCAGAAGAAGCGTATCAAACGTAAGGTAAACTTTAAGCAACATATGCTAGCCAAGGCTAAAGAAGACATGGAAAACTATTACACAAGTAAGGAGAAAGCTAATGAAGACAGAAATAGCAAATAAGATTACAGAAGCACCAGAGGGGGTAAAGGAAGAGAGCCAAGCGGTAGAGAGGGTTATGAACCGCTTGCCTTTACACCAAGCACCTCATGATAAGATGTTCCCTAAAGTTAATGGTTTACGTACCTTTAATGGGGAAGCATGGATTGACTTTGGTATAGAGAGGTACGAACGATTAATACCTCTCACTAATAAGAGTCGGATTAAAAGGCGTATGCAGAAGGACATCATCTTCATGAGGAAGTACCGAGAAGACAGACTAAGGAGACAACTTTAATGTTGTCTCCTTTTTTATTTACTGTAAGAGGATTGATTTGCTTTTCTCTCTGTTTCGTGTGAAAATTGACTCATGGAAGTCAGAAGTACATTGAGTCTAAAAGGAGAGGTGTATAAAATGGATAGCTTAACAGTTGGTGAATGGAGAATACTTTTGCTTAGCAAGTGTGTAGAGGAAGACGCTGATCTGTACATGTACACTGATGTGTTACGCAGAGAAGGTAAGAGAGCGATTCTGTCAATCACTAGGGGAGATGCTAAGATTCTGAATGAGTACCTTGCAGATGGGCAGGGTGAACACTTTAGAGAACAATTTAGAAAAGAGTGGATATTCACTGGTAAGGTAAAAGACAACGGTAGAGGTAATAAAACAACATGTGAATACTGCCAACATCAGCAGATTAGATATAGATACTTATGCAAGAATACTAAAACTGGTGTCTATCTGGAACTTGGAAGCGTGTGCGTAGGTTATATTGTACATGGGGAAGCTAAGATGAGGGATAAAGAGTTTAGTAAGAATTTTGTAGAAGGCTTAGATAGTCTTAGAAAGAAACCTTATACTCCAGACCCACAAGATGTGGAGCATAGACGTAACCACCAAATGGACGCAATTAGATATGCAGCAGGAATTATACATAGCGCTGGGCATGGGGACAATAGTTTCTTCCAAAGCCTACAGAAGCAATGGAACGAGGGTAATGCTCTATCTGATAAGCAGTTTGATGCTTTAAAGAATATGGCAATCAGAATACGTGAAGCACGTAAACGTAAGGAGGTAGCACAATAATGGGATTAGTACACAGAAACATACATGCAGATATGGATAAGGATTTAGACCCAGGAGAGAAGTTACTAAAGCTAACAACTAATAAGGCTTTTGGTAAGCTAATGGAAGGTAGGGAAGTCTTTGCTAAATTTGAGACTATTGAGCACCAACATGTTAAAGGGTGTAGAAAGTGTAATATCTCAAGAAAAGGTAAATTCTGTCATGAGTGTGGTTCACAAATAACAGATAAACTACCAATAGGGGTTGTCAAGGATACTAGGTGGATAGGACTTTCAATGGAGTGGAAAGAGAATTGCAGTAGTGACTTTAGGGATGATGAAAGAGAGCTAATGGAGTGTAGTAACCATCCACACTCTGGTGGTCGCCATTGGAAGAAGGCTAGTATGCAGTTAGGTTACTTTGTTGATACTAAAATTTGGTACTGGAGGGGTTATTAATGGCATTCGATAAAGCTAAGAAGGAAGAAGTACGAGAAATAGGTAAAAGACCTTGGAATATATCTGTAACACCAGAGGTTGAGCCTATCTATACAATGAAGTGCATCCTAATTATTGGTACAGGAGTTACTGTCAGCAAGAGCCACTACCTAGATGACCAAGGTTCAGAGTTAAGAGAAGGTACTAAAGGGGTAATTCAGGAAGTTAGGATAACAAAGGATAAGATTTTATACTCTATACTGTTCGAAGAAGTACACTGGATATTTGAAGATATGGGTGGGGCATATGGTAGTGTTGAAGCTAGTACTTTATGGTACACTGTGGAGAAGATGGATGAGCTAGGTATTAAAGTAGATGGGAGAGATGTAAAGTGAAGAGCACATTAGAAGAAGTAATAGGTGGTAAGCTTCAAAACAAGCCTAGACAGGCTGTACTTAAAGCTAGCGGTAAACTTGAGCCTATTGAGTATAACGACCAGATAGTGGAAGTTATTCGTTGTAATGAGTGTAACATCGAACACCTAGTACATGAGAATAGCTACCTGGAGATAATAGGAAACCTCCATGTTGGGGGTGAGGGCAGAGGTGGTCTTCTAGGTAATGGGGACTGGAAGAATATTGGTGTCCCTGTATATCACTTCTGTATAAACAATCATTGCCTGTCTGATTATGTGCGTAAAATAGAGTTGAAAGAGCTATCGGATGCAGGTCAGATACCGAGCATACATTATAAGTCAAGATTCTATACTACTGTGCCTTTAGCCGTGTCTAATGACAGCCACATAAAGGATCATACTACGGTAGAGGTAGTGAACATCCGTGAGGATGGCATCAGGATTAGAACTGATGTTCATACAGAAGGTGAAGGCAGAAAGTGTAGAGAGTTGTCAGTACAAGAATTTGTACTTCAAAAGTGGTTAGAAGAGGGTAAGCTAGAGGTACTTCCTGACACTAAGGAGGGAGAGTAGTATGACTAAAACTCTAGAGGATGTAGTAGGAATGAAGGTTAACAAGCAGCTTAGAAAAGGTGTAGTTAAGCGTACGGGGGTTATTCAAGAAGTACCAGAAGGGGAACAGGTAGATTATGTTACCTGTTCTTACTGTCAAGCACGACACTTGTATGAATCAAGCACCTATGTGGAGCTTGTAGGAAACCTACATTCAGGTGAGGGTGGGGGTCTCCTAGGCAACCCAGACTGGAAAGAGCATGGCGTACCTGCATCTTACTACTGTGTGGATAAACATTGTCTGTCTAAACATGTACAAAAATGTGAGCATGAAGTAATAGACAGTAATAATAACGTTTATCTACGTGAGGGTGAGACTTTAGATATTGTCTATGGAGTAGAAACAGAAAAGAGACTCATATTATCAGGTACGGTGGTGCATATCTTAGAGCGGAAACATGATGTCATTACCCTAGACGTACCAAGAGGACTTCCTCTTGATAGCGTAACCGTGTCAGTCCCAAGAGAAACCATTAGGCAATGGTTTAAGGACGACAAAGTAAAGCGTAGCAGTAGCAAACGTCCTTGATTTCTGTTTCCAGTCGTGAGAAAATGGTCTTGTGAGAGGGAGGGAGTCCTCCCCTACAGACCAGAGCTAAAAGGAGAGGGTATTAGTGAGTAAATTTATTGAAGGTCTTAATGTTAGTCAAGAGAAAGCAGTATTAGCAATAGAGGGTCGTATCCAAATCAATGCAGTAGCAGGTTCAGGTAAGACTCGTGTCCTAACACACCGTACAGCACATATGATTACTGACCTTAAAATCAAGCCTAAGAATATCATGTTAACAACATTTACTAAGAAGGCTAGTGAAGAGATGACTGAGCGTCTTAGCAAACTGTTACCACAGATGAAGCTTATGCAGTTAACAATTGGTACTACACATTCTATCGGTTACCGTATTCTGAAGAAGGAATATGAGGCTCTAGGCAATCCCTTATTACAAGCGTTTAAGAAGAAGGATGGGGTACTAATGGGTGCATCTCAAAAGTACTTTGCTGAGAGTGTTATCAAGTCTATCATGATGGATAGAACAGTTGAGTTTAGTATCAAGGAAGAGCTAAGAGATATGCCAGTTCCAGGATTACTAAAAGTAGCAGGTTTAACTAAGAATGAGGGTAAAGACTACAAAGAGTTTGAGGAAGAGAATGCAGGTAAGGGTACTAGAATGGACTGCTATATTGAGTTCTTCAGACGTTATGAGCTTGCTAAAGCTAGTCAGAATAAGATTGACGGTGACGACATGCTTTACCTTACATGGAAGCTATTCAAAGAGCATCCAGATATCCTTAAAAAATACCAAGACATCTACAAATACATACTAGTGGATGAAGCACAAGATAGTAACTCATTACAATATGAGCTAATGGCTATGCTTGCTTATCCAGAGAATAACTTATTTATCGTAGGTGATGATGACCAGTCTATGTATGGTTTCCGTGGTGCAAGACCAGAACAGTTTATCGAATTTAGCTCTGCATTTGGTGGCGTACAGTCTATTGCACTAGAGGATAACTACCGTAGTAACCCAGCAATCCTAGAGATTGCTAACAACCTTATCAAACATAATACTAAGCGTATCAAGAAGACGCTTAAAGCACATAAGCAAGATGATAGTGATTGCGTAGCATTATCTGTATTCAAGGATGAGACAGAGGAAGCTAAACAGGTAGTGGAGGATATCAAGATTCAGGTAGAGAAGAAAGGTAGAAACCACAAGGATATTGCAGTGCTTTACCGTACTAATGTCCAATCTCGTGCTATTGAAGATGAATTAATCATGGCAGGTCTACCATATGTTATTCATGGAGGTATCTCTTTCTACGAACGTAAAGAGGTTAAAGACCTTGTATCCTACCTGCAATTAGCGGTTAACCCAGACAATAACCAAGCATTCAAACGTGTATACAATGTACCTAGTCGTTACTTAGGTAAAGAGTTCTATGCTAAGGTAAGTGCTTTTGATGGCTCACATTGGGAAGCTATTCTGTCTGGTAAGCTGAAGCTACAAAACTATCAAGTTAAAGGCTCTCTAGAGTTTGCAGGGGTTATTAAAGACCTACAAGAGATGTTACAAGAGGGTGCAACTCCTACAGACTTAGTTAATCATCTGTTAGATAACGTTGGTTATAAAGACTACATCTTAGGTGAGGAAGAAGAGGAAGAGAGTAGCCGTATGGAGAATATTGCAACTCTTCAATACGTTCTAGACCGATATGAGAATATTGAAGACTTCCTAGGCTACATTGAGTTAATGACTTCCCAAGCTAAGCATAGTATTGATGGGGTTCAGTTAATGACTATCCATAAGAGTAAGGGTCTTGAGTTCCCTGTAGCATTCTGTGTGGGTGTGTCTGAAGGAGTATTACCTCACTTTAGAGCAGTAGAAGCAGCAGAGAATGGTAAGCCTTTAGCGGTAGAGGAAGAGCGTAGATTACTATACGTTGGTATTACTAGAGCAGAGAGTGAAGTGTATGTATCTTGTCTACAAGGCTTCAATGGTAGACGTTGTAAGGTAAGTCGCTTTGCTAGAGAGTTAGGTATTGGTGCCTTCAATGCTAAGAAAATAAATGAAGAGTATCAAGGCAGAGTGCTAGACCCTATTCTTAGAGAACAGCAAGAGATTATGAGAGATGCAGTGGGGGAGTAATCCCCCTTTAGCTTTGTAAAAATACAACCGAGAAAAAGGAGAGGTTCAGATGAACACAACATATAATGAGACTATCAAAAAGGTTAGTGAGTTGCTAAAGGAATCGAAAAAGACGGTGGTTCTCTCTGGTGCAGGGCTTTCGACTGAATGTGGTCTACAAGACTTTAGAAGCACTAATGGTCTGTACAGAGATAGCAATATTCAAGAGCTAGCAACAACTAGAGGGTTGTGGAATAACACGCATAAGTTTACCCAGTATTACAGGGAGCGTATTGGTCAAGTATTAGCTAATGAGCCTGATGAGTCTTATATGTGTATTAATGACTGGGCTGAACAGGGCTTAGTCCACCATATTATCACTCAGAATGTAGATGGTTATCATGGACAGGTTAATACTGCTGATATTCCGATCCATATGTTACATGGGGACTTAGCTAATTGCTTCTGTGCTGAGTGTAAGAAAACTGTTGCTAGTTCCTATTATATGCATAATATTAGATGTCCCCACTGTGGTAGTGGGTTGATGAGACCTAATGTTATCTTATTCAACGAGCAGTTATCCCAGAGAACTCTAGCCTTATCATTATCTGCTGTACAGACTGCTGAACTAACTATTGTAATGGGTTCTTCCCTACAGGTAACCCCAGCAGCTATTCTACCTGCCTACACTAAGAAGAATGGTGGAAAGCTAGTAATCATTAACAATGAAGAGACACCATTAGACCATATAGCTGATGTTATTATAAACTCCCCCTTGGGAGAAACAATAAGTGCAATCAATAAGGAACTAGGTACTTCAGCCTAGTTCCTTTTCATTTGTTCTCTGTTCCTTGACTTCTTTCCTCTTTCGTGCAAAAATGAGTCATCGAGTTGAGTTGGTTGGTTCACTCTACTGAGTAGATAAGGATGGAGATTCCGTTCTTCGGGCAAACTAACTTCAAAAGATACCAAAGATAAAAGGAGCTGGTTATAATGGCAGTAAAACAACGTATTATCACTAAACAAATGCAGGCACATGTAGATGACTATTTAAAGGTGTATGAGGCTTCTAAGAAGCTAGAGAAGGAGCTAAAAAGATTACGTGGTCTTATTGAAGAGGAAATGGAAGCACGTCAGGTATACGCAATATCTGGAACTAAGGGTGGAGGTGTAGAGGTAATAGAGAGTGAGAGAGTAACATCGTCGTCATTGTATACTACTTATGACCCTTCTCTACTGACTTGTATCCCTGCTGGGTTAGCACGTCAATGTAAAGAAGTAGTAGTCAACAAGGATATGGTAGAGGGCTTCATCAAGGAGAAGAAGCTTTCTAAGAAGATGTGTGAAGAGTTTAAGATGAAGAAGCCTTCCGTAACATTCAAGACTACAGTACTATAATAACAGGAGGTGGGTGTCTATGGGTCTCTTTGGAGATATCTTTAGACGGTTGGGTGGGAAAGCTTATGAGCGAGATTTGCGTAAGCAATATGATCACCGTAGGCGCAAGTGGACGGAATACGGGTACTGGAAGAACATCGGTACCCCTATCCATGATAACTGGGAATGGGTTGACCTTAAACCTGGAGAATATAAAGCCCCTAAGTGGCTTAACGTTATAGAGATGCCTGAAGGTCATTACCTTATAAAGCTAACTGATGAAGCACTTCCTGATACAGAAGAGGTTGTCAAATGTGGATGTATAAGGGACGTAGAAATTAGCGTAGGGCTATTGAAAAGTTATTATGAGTGTCTAGGTGAAGTAATAGTTGACGTTAATACCGAGAAGAGAACAATTTAACCGTCCTCGTTTTATTAATCAAAGGAGAGTGTCCATATGACAAACGTGATTGAGTTTACAGCTAAGAGTAATCGTAAGGGAGTAGCATCAGTGCCAATACAAGGTGACCTTTTCGACCAGATGTTAGCTAAAGAGATTGCAAATGTATTAAAGGCTACAGGTCTTCCAACTGAGGAGTCAGCACTAAAGTTCGTTAGTGACTTCTATAGAAAGTATCCAGCATTAGTGGAGCTTGCTCGTAGCCAAGAAAACTTACTAAGGAGGTAATTATTATGGGCAGACTATTTATGCACATGGATTACGAGAACCAAACAGTTACATTTAGTAAAGAGGGTATAGATGAGAATGGCTCTGATAAAGGGTTTCATGATGACATACCTGAGGAGTGTAAGTATTGTGGGGAAGAGATAGATAACCCAGGTAAGATTGCATGTAACAAATGCATAGATAAACGTAAAGATACAGTCGAGTAGGAGGAACTTAAATGGATAACAATACTATGGGTGGATTAGCTAGAGCATTGCGTAACTATCATTACTACGAGAAATCAGGACGTAACCCTGTCCTGTCACCTTTCTCACTAATTCGTAGACTATTCGTTAGCTAATCCCCTAAAGGGGGTGAGACCTGTGGGGAAACGTAAGGACACTTTACGAGCCTTTCAGCTAGAGGTAAGTGAAGCCATGAGGAAGAATAAGCATGGTTATAAGACCCTGCTGAAGCGAGTACAGAACAAGGTGTTCCGTAACATTACTAGGTCAGAGCATGAGAGTACGTTGGAGAGTTTAGTAGTCAAGAAGTGGAGCAGTAAGGATGTTTGACAACTGGGGATGATACACAATATTTGGTTCTAACATCAGGGGATAACATAAGTCCAATATAAAAAGGAGTGTGTCCAATGAAAGGGAGAAGAGAAGCTGTAGTAAAGTTGAATGTGATTAAGTTAGATATTGATTACCAGTTACAAACTTTATTCGATGCTATGAAGTCTAATGATGACCAAGCTAAACAACAAGCTAAGGCTAAGCTCTATACCCTTCGCAACCAGTTGAATAACCATAAATTGGGGGTATAGTTATGAAAAGAGTCATCAAGTATATTCCGTTGGCAATACGGATATCATCACTACTAATGTTGTTTATATACTTGGGTAATGTTAAGGACATGATAGATATCTACAACACTAGAGTAGGAGATGCACAGTCTGCTATGCAGGCTACCCAACTGTCAAGTGAGTCTATTATGCAGATGATAAGACATGTAGCAGTAGTGGTAACTTTTGGTTTGTTGTGGATAGCACTAGAAATTAATGTGTTGCGTAACCTAGAGAAGAAGTAGACTTTGTTACATGCTTACCCCTTAGGGGGTGAGTATTATAGAGGGTCTAAGGCTCTAAGTATTAAAGGGGGAGAGGATTAGATGAAACTAGAAAATAGTAAGGAAGACTTAATTGTATGTATCCGTTCAGCAATGATAGAAGGAGCAGAATGGATGGCTCTATTAGTAGTAATGCCAGAACACCCAGCACCACAACTTATTATTGACCCTAAGGAGAACTTTACTGCAAGACTTAACTTTCTCCGTAATACATACAACGATGAATTAGAACACGCACATAATCCAGCAGTAAGAATCGTAGGATTCTCTAGTGGGTCTAGTATCTCTAAGGTATCTAAGATTTACAAATTATACATGAAAAAACTACAAGAGGGAGAGAAATAATATGAAACTAATTATTGGTAAGGTAGCGTCAGGTAAGAGCCAGAAGGTTATTGATATAGCTAAAGAGCATGCTTCTAATGGGGAAGAGACATTAATTGTAACAAGCCTAGGAGAGGAACTAGGTGAGCGCTTTGGAGCAGCTAAGCGGGAACTAGGAGATGAGCATAAGGGTAACTTTATGGTGACTTCTATCAAGCCCCACTCATCGGATAACCCAGACTTTGCAGTAATAAAAGGTATGATTCCTGTATTCGGTGCTACCCCTGACGTTATCATAGTGCATGCTGAGGTCTTCTCTAGAGACTTGGTACTAGCTATCATGAATCTAGAGTCTGTAATGAAAGCCAAGGTTTATATGGTGGTACAAGCCAATAGCGACTTCGCACAAGGTGTACAAGTAGTAGACGTGGAAGAGGTGATTAACTAATGGTAGCAAATACTACTCAATTTCTGTCTCTCCTAAAACTTGCTCAAGGTCATAGATTAAAGGATGCATCTGTTGTTAAACATGATGACGCTAGTGGAGACTATGAGAGCATAGTACTGGAGTTCCAAGGGGACAATGGTGATGCAGTTAGACTTACCTTTACTTCCAATTACCAAATAGCTAGTAAAGATAGAGATATTATAGATACCAGTATTGATGTAGAATCTGCTCGTATGGTTGTAGATTTACTAGAGAAAAAATAAAAGGGGGACAAGCACTATGGGCAATATTAAAGATGCTAAATTAAAGAGGGTATTAACACTACGACACACTATTGAAGAGACTAATAAGAACCTATCAGAGATGAGTGCAGAGTTAACAACACTAGAGAAGGAGTTATATATGGAGTGTGAACATGAACGTATGACTCGTGTTTCTGAGTGGACTAAGGTGGATAGCGCTACTACTCTAGTATTTATGCAGGCTAACTATAAATGTGATGAGTGCGGTCACATAGAATCCATTATGGGGAGAGCTGATAACAATGTTGTCAACCAATAATGATAAAGCTATACAGGACATGCTTAACAATAATTGTGAGGTTCGGTTCATTCGTATAGTTAACGGTGAGGTAAGGGAGCTATGCATGGAACGGTTTGGTAAAGCATTCGTTATACGCTTCACACCATTCGGTCAGCCTATGGTAATGAAGCCAGAGTATTCTGTATACAAAATAGGTGGCAATGGTAGAGAAATTAGAGTAGCAGCCTTTTTTGCAGAGGAACTAGAAGACAATATGAAAAACTTTGGTTTCCGTGAAGGAATGATAGAGGAATGGTATAATGAACTAGTAAGAAACCCTAAGGAGAGGTTCTATAACTCTAACCACACCTTCTACTTTACTAGAACCCCTGACGATGAACGTGGATTTAAGAGCAATATACTATCATGATAGGACTCCTACGGGAGTCCTTTTCTTTTTGCCCTCCGTTGGTTTCCTCCCCTCTACAGAACTTTCTAATGAAGTTTCCAATCATCCTCCTATTTGAAACTTCCCCCGAATCCGTTTGCCTTTCAGAAAACTTCCCTACCAGACTTGATAAGGGTTTCTCCTGTTTGAATCAGTACCCATTTCCGCATATATTTCTTTGTAGTTGGTAACATTAGGAGGTGCATGATGGAAGGACTAAAGAAAATAGTAGAAGCTATAGTAGACGGAGTACGGATCACAGGAGTCCTAGTTGCCAGTGAGAATGGCAAGTATGTAATACAGCTTGAGGATGGTAGCAGAGTAGTATCTGATAATATCAAGGAGGTAGAATAGAATGGCTAACTTTTTCTATATTACTGTTGATACTGTTGGTCCAGCTAACCCTACAGCTAGCATAGAGAGTGGAGCACAATACACTACTAAACAACTTGTAAACATCGCTATAGGAACAACAGATGCTAGTACGGTTGGATACCAGATGAAGATTTGGGGAGATGTAGACAAGGCTTATGATTCTGATATTCAGGATATAGAGGCATCGTCTAACTGGATTTCTTACACAACTACGAAACAGATTAAGCTAACAGCAGGTGACGCAGATAAGAACATTAGTATCAAGATTAGAGATGATGTATTGAATGAATCAGCAGTAGCTACCGATGGTATCAAGCTTAGTGCAACGTTACCAAACGTTACTTCAGTTGCTTCTGATGTACGTGTGTCTAAGAAGGCTACTAAAGATGGATACACATTCACATTCTCTGCTGATAAGCCTTTTGTGGAGTACGCAGTTAAGGTAGTAGCTAATGCATCATCAGCACAGAACACAGGTACTACTATCCCAACTACTAATGGTTCTATTAACACAGCTGGTACAGCAGGTAACTACGATACTTCTACTGTTCCTATCAATGTTACTATTAAGACGAATGACTTACTAGTAGCTAGCTCTGGTGATGGACAGAAAGGTATCAAAGTATTTGTTAAGGATGCCGCAGGGAACTGGAGTGCATAATTATGGGTAACTTTTTCACTATAACCGTAGATACTACACCTCCAACTATTGAGATTACACATCCTAGACAACCTATCTATGGGGCTAATACAGAGATTATAGTGAAAGCTAACGAAGAATTGGCAGAGTACCAGGGTCTGTACATTGTTGACAGTCTTGGTACTCGTCATTCTCTTATAGGTACGTTAGACTATGACACTATTACTTACAAGACTAACTTCATCGGTATAGCTCTGGGTACTTGCAGAATCTATTGTACGGTAAAGGATGTTGTGGACAATATGTCAGAGGAATATGTATCAGTAATCAACCTAAGAACGTCAGCACTAGCTAATAAACAAGACTTAGAGTTAGGCAACTACTCACTGATAACCATGGAAGTATGGGAGACACCAATTGTAGACATGGAAGTAGGTGTGATGCCTAGAGTCATCATAGAGGAAGGAGAGTGGTAGTATGTTACAGAAGAACCAAGGAGCTATAGTATACCAGACAGGTAATACTCAACGTTTCTGGTGTATGTTTAGAGACCACAATAACAAGATTATAGAGCCAGACATGGTTAAGTTCCGTATCATGGATACAAAGACAGAGAAGCCAATAGAAGAGTTCGATGTACCTAAGACACAGAGAATAGAAGGTGCATACTATTACGACTTCATATTGCCAGAGAAAGCTCAAGTAATCACATACGAATGGTATAGCGAAACAGGAGGGTATCCAAACTTAAAGCGTAAGCAGTTCGACACTAAGTTCCTAGGACGTTGGTGAGTATATGGGCATAATAACAGATGGATTAATTGGATACTGGAATGCACAGAAGGATTGTACACCTACTTTGTGGAAGAATATTGCTCCTGCTACTGTAGGAACACTAGATGCGATTCCACAAGGAGGTAACCTAGTCATCGAGGGGGATGGCGTGGTTAACATAGCACCAAGATATTTAACAGTACCAGGTATTAACCTGTCCACAGGTCAGTCTACTATGGAGGTAGTATTTTCTCTTAGGAGACCAGAGGATGCTACTAAGATGACAATGATTATGTTCGGTGTAGGGTTTGAGATGTTAGCCTTAGCTAAGACAGGTACTCAATTAAATGCACTAGGTGCTATCACTAGACCTGTTCAGTTTAATACAGATGTAGTGATGGATGGTAAGACTCAGTTAGCAGTAGTTAACACTGGTGGTGTTGGTGACGTCTATATGAACGGTGTTAAGATTGGTAGCATGCCTGGTCTAGGTAACTACACTAAGAACAACTATAATCTGTATATAGGTGCATCATTCCTTAGTGGTACCGCCGGACAACAGTTCGATGGTAAGCTACATGTAGCTAGGATGTACAACAAGGCACTGACTCCTGCACAAATATTAGAGAACTATAACAGTTCCTCTGATATAGGACTCACCAATCCTGCACCATTAGTGACTATCACTAACATAACAAGGACTACTGTTAGTAAGAAGCTAGGGGTAGACAAAGCTACTGTTACATTCAAGTTCGATAAGGATGTACAGAAGTATGAGTTTAGAGCTGGTGGTATGGGGCAAGGACTTGGTGTACTATTGGGTGCAGGTACAAGTAAGACTGCTAACACACTCATTACCACTGACCTATACTATTCTGACCAGCTATTAGAAGGTCTCAACAAGATAAATATCTATGGACAAGATATGGCAGGCAACTGGACACCTTACGAATCCTAAGGGCAGGGCTACTCTTTCTAGAGTGTTCCTGCCTTTTCTTTATGTATAGAAATCATAGACATACGAAAATGTAATTCGATGTAAAAGTTCAGGTGTCCAGAATCGTTTTATTTAGTATGACTTTCAACCATTTGAATAATGTATCGAAATGCCTATAGTTTATAACTGTAACCGTCAGTTAGGAAGCAGTTATTAAAAGTAAAGTTTAGTTCAGTACTTACTGACACACACTTTACTGTGATAGCAAGCATCCAGAACGGAGCTAGAAAACATACGTTTAACTAGTGTTTTCTTACATGGAGAGCTTGCTATCAAGCGTACATCTCCTTTATAGTTGTTAGACAATGAAGAGAGTTCCTTTATATAAGGACTCTCTTTTTTGTATGCCTTTATATCGTTACAACTCTACACATTCTCAATCTCCTATTTCTAAATCAATAAACTAAGGAGATGAATCCTATAGGATTTATGAGAATCATTTGAGTAACAACGATATTTAGGGCATGTGCCCCAAAGGGGTGCTGAGGTACTTGCTACCTCGACACAACTGGCAACAGGGGCTACCGAGCATGTACACGGAGCATAGCGGAGGTGTCAGCGGAGCCATACGGATGCATAGCGGAGTATGGAGGTATCCAGTGGATTACCTGTAGCGTACCCTAGTTGACACTTGGGACAGGATAGTGTGGGTGGGAAACTATGCCTAAAAGTATAGGAATAGTTACTGAGTATATGGATGTACTCACACACAGACATGAAGTTGTACTGTGTGGAGAATAGATATAGAATCCCAGTTCTATTAATGTAGATGCGGATGTACAGTAGGAAACAGAGTAGGTATTGGCGGAGAACACCCGTTTGGGGTGCCCGTACCGCCCCCTATAGGCACACCATAGCTAATTTTCCTACTCCAACTCACTTCTCTTATCTTACAAATTGCTACCTACACACAGCCAAGATATGGCATCACTCACTCATAAAACTACTAAAGGAGAGTGCCACACTATTATGTCAGAGAATAACTTCATTACTAGTAAGCCTCACCTAGGTACTGACTCCTCATACGGAGCAGACAGAGACCATATAGATAAACAATTCAACAGTATACAACAGGGCACTGCCCCTACGTGCATTGTATGCACGAATACGGCAAGCTACAAACTAATACCCAAACACTCACACAACAATACAGCGGAGATACAGGATAGAGGATATGTGTGTGAACACTGTCTTAAGCAACAGTATTTTAAACCAGAAGAGTATGGTATTAGAGCAATACCTACTACTAACAACACTGGAGGTAGCCTACTATGACTCACAGAAAGAAGCTAAGTATTGAGGAGTTATCCACAGAAATGCTAGAAACAAGACACCATAAGCTAGAACGCCTAGTAAAGTGGGAACATGGGGAAGAGGTTAATGAGATGCTGCTTACAGGGGTATCTCCTCATAAGGTATCCGACTGGTGTAAGGAGCGTGGCTTCAACATATCACACCCTAAGCTATATGAATACAAAGACATGTTGCAGGAAGCTATAACAAAGCAGATAACAGTAGAACGTATGTTAGGTATAGGGATGCCAAAGCGTAAACCTATAGTACTTAATACCATAGCACTGCAAAACACTAAGCACATGGTAAAGAACGAGTTAGAGTTCTTAGATGGACTAGTACAGATTGGTATGAATGCTCTATATACTTCACCTACGGTTAAATTCCAAGATGCTATGAAGGCTATAGAGCTAAAGCATAAATTAACTGGAGGTAATCATGGTGGACTCACTAGCTACGGTCTAGACCAGCTGAGAGCAGTAGAGCAGGCTAAGTTCCAAGCTATTATAGAAGTGGTTATGAAGTACTTACCAGAGGATAAACATCTAGAGCTAGAGCAGGCAATACTAGATGCAGAACGTAGTTACTATGAGAACTATGCACCAGAGCTATTAGAAGAGTATGAGAAGACTGTAGATGAGCAGTACGGTGATGATAAGGATACAATAGTAGTATCAGATAGCCAATTCTAAGGAGGCACTTACACATGCATAGAATGACTGATGAACAGATAGCAGAGATGAATAAACGAGTAGAGTCTGATAAAGCTAAGGAAGAGATGCGTAAGGCTTTAGCTAAGCTAGATGCTGATAGTATACAGAAGCTAGACAGACCAGAACCACTAGGTAAGAAGATGGATATGGATCTATATAAGTAGTATGACTAGAGTATGGTACAAGAATGACAAGCCATACTCTATTTTTATTTCTGTTAGTATATTAAGGAGGGATAACAATGAATAGCGTTAATGATATACAAAAGTCCATCAACCAGATTGGTATGGAAGGTGTAGTAAGGTATCTACCAAAGGGTATGAAGCTACATCCATGTGACCTACATGGGATGTTCCTATCTCATTATAAGGCAGAGAACCCTGTATGTCCTCTGTGTGTACAGACTGGTACAGGGGAAGGCACTACTGCTACTGATGTAGAGCATTATATCAACATTAGAGATATGGTAGCCCCACCTCATAACCCCCACGAGTAGGGTTTCTATGAGGGTTAGCTAGAAAATCAGTTCCAATAAAGGAAAAGAACTAGGGAAGAGATAGCGAAACCGCATCTCTTCCTTTTTTATTTTTTCTTTGCGTCCTACGTAGGTTACATCAGTAGCACATCAAAACCGTATAGGGTCAGCCAGTAGAGTAGGCTAGAGTAACAAAACGTCCTTGACTTCCTCACCTCACCATGACATAATTGCTTCAAGCGAGAGGGGCACACCACACAAGGGAATCCCACTCAACAAATATTCGAGAATAAAGGAGACGATAATTATGGCATATCTAGTACACGGTGAGGAAACAGTAGTAACAGTTAAAGAGGTAGGAGCTATCCTTGGTATGAAGGTAACTAAGAAGGGTATCCTAGCTGGCGAGTATCCAGAGGTAGAGGTTGTAGAAGCAGAAGATGCTAAGGAGGATGTTAATATGGAAGAGAATACTTTAGTAGAGGAGCAGGTAGTAGAGGAAACAGTGGTAGAAGAGGAAGTAGTTACTCCAGTAGAGGAAGAGCAGGAGGAACTAGCTCTAGAAGAGGAGCCTATTGAGGAAGAGGCACATACTGAAGAGGAAGTACCTGCTCCTGTAGAAGAGGTTAAGGAAGCTCTAACTACTGAAGAGCCTGTAGCAGACTGGAGAGCTATGGCTAAGAAACTTAAACAGCCAGAAGCTAAGGCTAAGGCTCCTAAGGTTAAGGAAGACCTAGCAGGTCAGGAAGTAGAGTACCCTGAAGTAGGACACTTTGACTCTATCGACGATATCAAGAAGTTCTACAAGCGCCTATCTATGGAGCAGGTTATGGAGTGGGCTGATATTGAAGGCTTAGAGTGGAAGGCTAACGATAACCCTGGTATCAATCGTATGAGAGTGTGCATGGCTATCAGTAACCACCACTTCCCTAAGAAGACTAGTGGTAAGAAGAAAGCTAAGTATGGTCACCTATCTACAGAGGACTTACTAGCAATGGCTATTGAGAACGATGTAGAGGTAAGAGAGCCTAAGGGTGACAACGAAAATATCCTACGCATGTACACTATCATGGCTTTACGTGAAGCAGGACTATTAGCATAGGTGTTGCTAGCATAGCCCCTACGGGGGCTGTAGCACTGGAACATTATATGTTACCTAGATAAAAGGAGTGGTATATATGAACGATTACCATATTAATAGACTAGTATCAAACCTAGACGCTCTTAAGAGCGTACTAGAAGGAGTTAAGTATCATGGGGTAGCCACTGATAGTGATATCTACAAGGTAGAAGAGATGGTAGCCCTCCTAGAGGAACAACTACCTAAGGTAGAGATACCCGACCTAGAGTTAGGTCAGTACTGTATTGTGTTCACTGAGGGTGATAACCTTGTTATAGATAGCGAGGGTATAATAGTAGGTAGTGACCCTGACTGCCCTAATAGGGTAAATGGTATATGGGGTAAGGTTAGTGATATGAGTATAAGCTGGGATAGTGTCAAGGAGCAAGTAGATGCAGGTATATCCACTAATCCAGGACAGTATAGAGCAGAGGTAGATAACCAAATCAGTGGTACTATCGAGCGCATAGTAAGGGGGACTCTATAATGACTAGTGTACTGGTAAATAACAAATTGCTACCTACTGAAGTAATGGAGGAGATAGCCTTAAAGTTAACTATGCAGTGTGTAGAGTGGGAGAACATAGAAGGGGATATGTACCTAGTGCCTCCTAATATGCACGAGAATAATATGATGACTGTATGGGCACACGCAGACCATATGAACGAGATACCCGCCCTAGATGACCTACCACTCACTCATACGGAGGATATAAGTACTCATGGCGTCACAGTATCAGTGTATGAGGAATTCTACATTGACGTTACCTTCCTACACGTACTGGTGGTGAATATCTAATGTTATTAAATGTAGAGTACTCACAGAATGGGTTAAAGGGGCATAAGACATACAAGTCTATGGGTCGTATGAGGGAGTTTATAAAGGATAAGGAACTCACAGATTACGCATTAGCTACCTTCGAGGGTAATAATACCCAAGATAAGAGTGCATATAATGTCATACGGCGTGGTAATGGTTATAAGCATAGTAGTGAATACTAATACTAAGGGAGCGGATATAAATGGCTAAGAAAGAGATGTATACTAGAGAAGAAGTAATGACATGGGTAGTAGGCTTTGTACAGGAGCGTATACAAGAGATTAGACGTGGGGAGGATAGCTGTCCTATCTACCTAGAGGAGTGTAACACTATCCTAGATGAGCTTAATGTACAAGACATGCTAACTAAAGATAGTGCTAAACTCCTACAACAGTGCCTAGAGCACTATCATACTAAGTGGACAGAGTTCTATATGTCTCACTATGAAGGTCTAGCCCTAATGAATCGCACCCATGATAGCCTATCCTACTACTATGAAGCATGGTACTACTTCTGTAGACCAGGTACATATAATCTAGACTAATACCGCCCCTCCTAGGGGCTATTTTTATGCCTAGACGTCTCTATGGAGGGTAGGTAGAAAATCGCTTCAAATAAAACACTCCCACGCTATAGGGTCAGCCCGTAACTAGGATACCAGTAGCCAACGTCCTTGAGATTTTCTCCCCTCCGTGCGATAATTTTGTTACGGGGGACGGGGAACAACGTCAACCAGACTACAACACACTAGGAGGAAATATTATGACAGTATCTAAAGAGGCAGTACAGGAAGCTTACCCTGTAGAGGTAGGAGTAGTAAACGTTCTTATACTAGGGGAGGCTACCGAAACGTTTGGTGGTACCCTACAACAGGTTATACCGTATATCCAGGCTGGCTACAGCCACGTAGTAAGAGATAACTACCTAGACACGTGGGTAGCTACAGAACCTTTACAGTTTACTGCTAGGGATATAGCAGATATTAAGAGAGCTGTATCTCCAGGTACATACGTTACCCTAGAGAACGACACTAAGGTATCAGTATATACAGTGTGCCTAGAAGAAGATATGTAGTCTGCTAGTACTTACCCTCAGGGGTAGGTATCCTGGAGCTTACATAAGAGCTACCTAGATAAAAGGAGTGGTATATAATGAGTACAGCTAAATTAACTTCAGTAACGGTGTGTGTAGAAAGAACTATTAAGGTAGGTACAATATGTCGTGTCAATACTAGCTATGGATACCTAGGACTGGATAGTGGTGAGGTAGAGGTTAAGAAGATTGTACCTACATCTGAGCTACCTAAGTATATCGACCTGTATGCATGGGAGCAGTTCCAAGACGACCCTAGCGATATACAGAACTGGCAGTGGGTAGGGTTCCAGTATACAGACCCTAAGCAACGTGAGGACGATGACCACTATGAGTACTTCCCTGTAGAGGAGTTTGCAGACCATATGAGTCAGCTATAGGTTGCTAGGGCAGGCGATACTATCGCCTTCCTTATGGAGCTAATAGCTACCTAGATAAAAGGAGTGGTATATATGTTGAGTAAGAAAATGATACCAGTAGCATACCTATATAGTGAGCGTGCTACAGCTACAGAGGTAGCAGAGTTTGTAAAGCGTGCTATGGCTACAGGTCTAACTAAGTTTGTAGAGGATGGGGAGCAGTTTAACCTACTAGCGCTACCTGAGGAGTATCCAGATGACTGGGTAGAAGACCTTGTAAATGTAGTAATACCTACAGGAGCTATGCTACAAGAGGATGTATGGCAGAGTAAGGATATCCCTGGTAAGACTCTATATGAGCACTATAGTGTGTGGGAGGTTAATAAGGTAGAACGTAAGGGCGATGATAATAGAGCTATTATACGTAAGCAGAACGATAAGGACATCTACCTATTGTTCATAGACAACCCTTATGTGAGAAACCCTAGATAGCCTAGGGTAGGGGAACGTCCTTGATGTTTCCCCTGCTCCGTGGTATAATTTTTTCAAGAGGAGCAGGGGTGCTCCTACTAGAGGCTAGGAGGAGATAGTAATGATAAAGGTAACATATAAATCGAATGTAGACTGTAGTACTAAGGTGGCTATCATAGATGTAGATAAGGAGCAGGTAGTAAAGGATACCTCTAACGACGGTACTAAGCTAGTAGATGTATCGGAAGATATGATCTGTACATTCGGTGTTATAGCCGATGGTAGGGACTATACTAGTTGGGGTACTGTGTACCACCTACTTATGAATAGCCTAGACGTTCCATATAAGGAGACACTAGGGCTAAACATAGAGGGTATCGAAGGCGTACCTATCCTAAAGCTAGAGCTAGCAGAGGAGGCAGAGTAGTATGCATAAGTGTACCTACTGTGGGGCTTCTAGCCCCTCCCTATCATGGGATAGAGCTACTGCGGATGAGTTCCTAGGTGAGGGATACAGCATGGATATGATAGGTAGCATCAGTAAGCAGGAAGTAGATACTATCCACATATGTCCAAGTTGTAAAGCGGATACTATTATTAAATAGAGCTAGGGGCATAGCCCCTAGTATTATATACATAAGGGAGAGGTTAATATGAACGAACTAGGTGGCGCAGAGGCACACATTACCCTAGAGGTAAAACCAGATAGCTGGTGGAATATATATCCTACATTCGCTAATGGGCTACAGGATATGGAGCAGGGCGCAGTCAAGGTACTAGGCATCTCTAGATACAGAGAGGTACCAGAGGACTATCAGGGTCTATTTAGCCAAGCTGAATACACTCACCCTAAGGATAGTGTCTGGATACGCTTCGTATATGTAGATGACCCTAATAGTATACTATACTTACCAACTAAAGTGTTCCTAGGATGTACTACTCACGTATAGAGATTGCTAGGTAGCCTTGTACGCAGGGCTACTCCTGGAATACCTATACTCACAGATAAAAGGAGAGAGTTAACTATGATAAACCTATATGGAACAGTAACACCAGAGGTAAGGGAATGGATAGCAAAGGAGATACGAGGTAATATAGAGGGTACTAGTAGATGGCTAGTAGGTAAGGGTAAAGACCCTATTAAGTATACAGAAGAGGATATTGAATGCCTAGTAATAGACTTCCTAAATGGCGTACATGAACAAGTTACTATTGATATGGCTAGTAGATTCGAAATAGAGGAGGACTTACTATAATGGATACTATTACAGACGAGCAGGTATTAGAATGGCTAAAGGAAAAGGTAGTAGCAGAGGCTAAGAACTGTAGGGAGCAGGGCTTCCATGTACCTAGTATGACACAGTATGATGTGGATAGGGCTGCTAGTAACTTACTAGAGGATATAGACCAACACTTAGTAGCTAAGGCTATAGAGGACGCACTAGGTATAGACATGAATAACCCAGACTACTAGGTAATATACACCCTATATACACAAACGTATATAGGGTTTTCTTATGCTCGTTTCTATGAGGGGTACCTACAAATGCACTTCCTATTAAAGCAACTCGGTTCGCTCATCAGAATCTCCTCCCACCATTTCATCCCCTCCACCAACCTTTCGCTCTACAAAAAGTTCTAACACTCACCTACTCGAATTTCTCCTGCTTCAATCTTCTGACCCTTTCTCCTTTCTGGTGGATCCACTTACAGAGTTGATATAGCACTCACATAGGAGCAGAGGAGGGCATAGAAAAAGGGAGTACCAATTGGTACTCCCTTACACTCACTTACATAGGGGACACTATAGCTATAGGAGGCAGTGTCTCTACTTCAAATCCACGCTCCGTATACCACTCAGTAGTGGCACTTATCCACTCACTCATACTTGTCTCTACGTCATCTATCTCTTCATCTAGAGGGTCTAACCCACGCACTCGATACACGATAGCCTTAACATCTGGGTAGTCAGCCTCAGGTATCTCACCCTCACCACTCACTAGCAGTAAGGATACATACTCACTCTCACGTATGAAGTCACCTGCATCTAAATCATAATATCCAAATGGCTCAACTGCTACTACTAACTTACTCATACTTACCACTCCTCTTATCTAGGTAACCAATAGGTTCCATGATACCCCCTCCGTAGAGGGAGTACTAGCAACTTACTGAATCTTACCAGCCGCACGTAGTGCCATAATAGTACGCATTCTCATAATCTGCTCGCTATCTGTAAACTCTACTGCTATATCGTTATCTAAGCAGAGTGTCATAAGAGCCTCCATAGTATAGTCCGAGTATTTAGCTTTCTTCTTAGTAGATGGCTCCTTAGGATAGTGGAAGTATAGGATAGCCATACATACTCTCATTCTATGAATTTGTTCGTTATCATTAGGTGTGAATACTAATCCTTCTACTTGACACCAATCCTCTAGGATAGACACATCCAGTTGCTTATAGAATTTTTGTAGCCATTTCTTATCCTCGAAGATACCTACCTCTGGATACCCATTATTACTAGTAATCCATTCCATAGCGTCTACCTTACCGTTGATGATATTCTCTTTTTTACTCATATCATATTCCTCCTATGCCTCTGTGGGCTGGTCTTGTAGGAGTCGGTGTGACCCGCTCCCCTTGAATAAATTATATCACGGGTGTGTCGATAACTCAAGGACGTTTACTCATATAGGATGGAGGGTAGCGCTAGCCCTGTTGGGCTTTCTATGGGGGTTACCTACAAACTCCTTTCAAATAAAGCAATCGGAGTTCGCTTATCAATTACTTTCTCCCCACCAATATACCCAACAACAACCCTTCGCTCATATATCTTTTGTATGTGAATTTCTCTCTTCTCTCTCTTTCATATACAAATGGTTCTGACTGATTTTGAAGCTGAAAACTGACACAGAACAACACACCAAACACGATTTTTGAACTACAACTTTTGTACCCAAATTTCTTGTTGAAACCATTTTGAACCCTTTTGCCCTTCCACTCACAAAGATGCGAAAACGGGCTAAAAGATGCCCTACACCCACAAACGCACAAAAATAGACACCTACTTACTGTAGGTGTCTTGATACGCTTCTAACTGCTTCTCTACTCCAGGGTGTGTCCACGTCACTGCTGTATACACAAAGTTACAAGCTAGGTAAAGGAGAGTACACGCTCCTGTTACCACTAGCACTCGTTTAATCGTTCTCACAGGCTTCCACCTCCGATACTCACGATACCCTTACGAGCGTACCTCATCAGGTACTCTAGGTTGTTCCTAGCACTCTGCTCACTCACTACTCCAGTACTCATCAACGGTACTACACTGCCCACTAACGAGTCGTTCACTGCTACGATAGAGGCACAGAACTCATCCTCCTGCACTTGGTCTAGGATAACCACCCAGATACTTTCCGTACCTTCATACTCACGAGCATCACTGCCCACCATACGGAAGTAGTGCATCTCACTAGGTGAGTTCTCCTCCAGAATAACCCACTCAGGGACGTACGTTTTAGTTTTACCCATACTAACCACTCCTTTTGTCTAGGTAGCTTACACAAGCTCCATGGGATACCCCCCGTAGGGGGTAGCCTAGCAACCCTAAGCTTTCTCGATGTGACCTGCTGCACGTAGCGCCATGATAGTTCTCATACGCATAATCTGTTCAGACTCTGTGTACTCCACCGCCACGTCGTTGTCTAGGCACATCTTGATAAGAGCCTCCATAGTGTAGTCTGCGTACTTAGCTTTCTTCTTAGCAGAAGGCTCTTTTGGGAAGTGTGCGTACAGGATAGCCATACACATTCTCATACGGTTGATAGCCTCAGAATCCTCACAAGGTTTGAACTCTAGACCTTCTAGGGCAATCCACTCCCCTAGGACAACATCATCAAGTTGTTTGTAGAACTTTTGTAGGTCTTTTTTCTCTGTGAAGTGCCCTACCTCTGGAAAACCGTTTTCCTCTACGTGTTTCACTGCGTCTACCTTTTTCGCTTTAGCCATAATCAATCAATCTCCTTTTCGCTCTTGAGTTTTTTGTGTAGGTCGTGGGTACCGTCCGTGTGTTGCTCTGGTGTGGTGCCCTCTTCCTCTTGAACTTATTTTATCACGGGTGGGGGTGAAAGTCAAGGACGTTTCCCTATCTAGAGTGGGGGTATATCCCTAGCCCTAGGCGTTTCTATGGGGTCTAGGTAGAAACTTGCTTCATATAAAGAAGAGCGAGGTATCGCTTCACCACCAGTTCCCCCACCACAACCCTTATCTTTAATATAAATATAATATAATGTTCTAATATTCTCTTTCTCCTATATAATTTCCTTTTAGTATACTAATAATACGATATACGCATATTACACACTTAATATATACACAAAGCACAATATACTAAAACACATACTCTTAATAAGCGAATAATACGATATATACGGGCTATAACACTAAATCACAATAACACGATATCACGATATCCTTGGGGCAGGACATTACTTGCAATATACGAATAATACGATATACACGGACTGTAGACATCGAGCATTTGCGTGGCGCAGGACAGGGCTTAGGGCGTACCTGATACAGCAGAGGCAGCGCTATAGTGCCTAAGCGTTCCAGCAGTCCGTGGGGCAGCACTAAGACGCTAGGCGTCCCCAGAATCCTTGGGGCAGTCTTAGATAGTAATCGACGTTCGTTATCACTTACTCTCTTCACCACCAATTACCCCACCACCAACCTTTCGTACTAAATAGATATTATAAACTCTACTCTCTTATAACTTTCATCTGTTAGCTATGTTCATCTTCCTTCCTCTTTTTCTTTTTGTGCCTTCAACTCCTACAACTATCAACTGTACACATTTTGTTACTGTATGTTTTCTCTCTTCTTCGTCTATGGTCTCGTTCTGACTGTACGTGGTATATGCCTCCGCATTTAAATTTTTTATTAAAGCTTAAAGATATAAATACTTAAAAGAGTCTTTTAATATACTCTTTTTTAAATTAAAAAATAAATACTTAAAAGCTTTAAATTACGTACGAAGTACGTAACTAAAAAGCGATAGCGACCATAGGAACGTCCCACCTGCAAGAGGTAGATTATAGGATGGTGGGTCATCCTCTACCAGTTTCGTAGGAAGGAGAAGATTTGGGACTTGTTCCCTTCTTTTAGTGCAAAGGGAGGTTGTGAGCATGGGAGTGTTCAGTAACGAATTAATACAGAAATTGAGAAACAAATACTTAGAAATCTGTAGCCATAAGGAGTTGTTGAAAGATATAAGTGGTGTATCAGAATTCAAAGAGTCAGAGCAAGCTATTAAATGGGAGCTAACTAAAGCCAAGGAAGATATGGGTACCTTGATGGATAAAGCTCTTAAGACTATGAAGTTAGCCAGTAACGTAGAGAGATTGTGGGATGACTGGTATGTAGTACGTCATGTTAGACCAGGTGGTGAAACTGCTTTAGAGCTAAAGTGTCTAATACCTGGAGAAACTCCAAAGCTTCGTAGAGATGGTAGGAATGATAGAGAGTTAAGTAGAGCTGACTTAGACTTCTTCCTTCCAGCAATGGAGAATACCTTCAGTAAGCATTTATGGCAAGATGAGGTAAAGCTAGAGGTTGCTAAACTGTATCCAATCTATGCTATAGAGAAGCCTAAGGTTGAAGTAGCTGACCAAGTGGTAATTAAACCTTTACCTAAGATAACAGTAGCTGAGGTCAATGGAGAATCCCAGATAGTAGTAGAGCCTAAGCCAGATAATAGTGTAACAGTTCATGCTGGTGGTAGGTTTGTTCAACGTAAGTTGATGCTACATGTTAGCTCTTTAGATAAGGCTCAGAAGCATTTCCTACACAATGTAACAGAAATCAAGCCTAAGATTCTAGAAGCATTCCATGCTCCTACTACAGAGTTATTGTTTGAAGATGAAGAAGGTATAGCGTACTACTTTGATGCTGATAACTTTGTATACCTTTGGGGTAAAGGCGATGGTAGAATCATTACCTTCTATGAAGAGGACTTTGGCTTTGCCAAGCATATCAACCGTAGCATTGTAATGCAACAGGTAGAAGAGTTGAAGAATGCCTATGAGTACTACTGTCAGCTTCAGGTAGAGAACGCTAATGAGCATGAGAATGCTAAATCCTCCCTAGACTTGATAGCTGATGAGGAAGCGTTGCTACTAGCTAAGCTAGAAGCTCTTAGAGCACATAAGACAGAGATTACTGCATCTCTTGACCTATCAGACAAGACTCTTGCTAGTCATAAGAAGGAATATGAAGCTGAACGTAATAAGCTATTCCGTAAATCCAAAACGAACTAGGAGGAGATAGGATGTATACATTAGAGAACTGTAAGGATTGTAGACATGAGAAGGTTTGTAAGTACATTGATGTATTCAAGAACATGAAGGACAACGGTGTACCAGTAGACTATGAAGACCCAAGCTTGTGTACTGCATTTGAACCTGATGTAGGTGATGCTGGGGTAGATGAACTCATTAAGACTATGCTCAAGACTAGCCCTAACGTACAGTTCATGTCTATGGATCAGTTTACTAAGGAAGCTAACGACAAGGTGATTCGTAGACATGTAGGTAAGAAAGACCCAGATGAGGCTATACAACAAATGAATGAGTATATCTTGAAGGGTATCCGTGACTATCAAGTACAGGAAAAGATAGACCCTGACATGATTAAGTTCAACCCAGAGACCTTAGAGATGGTGGGACTTGAACTATCAGGTATATACTCTGTACCAGGCTTTGGTGACCTTGATGTGGAGTACGATGGTGACATGGAGCTAGGTATGTTCTGGCTAGGTCATACTGAAGAGACTGAAGAAGACGGTGAGGAAGAAGAGTTCTAATAGAATAGTTGGCATAACAGGCGTGTATCATTGATACACGTCTTTTTTGTATTTTTTCAAAGAAAGGAGGGATACCATGAAACGTCCAACACTGGTATCAAGCTTATCTGCGTCATTCCGAAAAGCTACCCTACCTGAGAATGCGGAGGAAGCTAAGTTAGAGCATAGGGCAACGGTCAGAAACCTGATTGATACCTATTTTGAAGACTTAGCCCAAAACAAGGTAGAGGGCATTAGGAATGCTAAGGAGCTTGCTGAGATTATTAAGCTAGACTTACTTCTTATGGGTGATGTAACTGAGCGTACTGAACAGCTTAGTGAACTGGATGAAGTGAAAATCAATAAGGTGGCTGAGCTTATTGATTTGGATGACCCTCATATTAGTGACTTACTTGCTAATATGATGAAGGAGCTTAACAAGGCTAATGACGATGCTGATATGTCAGTAGCTAAGAAGGGGGTGTAGACCCCCTTTATCTATTAAGGAGGGAGAAAGATGCAAATATCCAAAGCACAACTGCAAGAGATGCTAATAAACAAGACACCATCTCTGTATGCATTACGACATCGTTTCATCAAGGGAAACCCCCTTACATTCCATAGTACGAAGAATGCAATCAAACATAGACCTTGGCAAATAGACATCCTCAATGACCAGCACCCTGATAAGGTAGTACGTAAGTCACGTCAGTTAGGTCTGTCAGAGATGGCTATCACAGAGTTCACATGGTTCTTGGATACTCATCCAAATACTAAGGCTATGTACACGTTCCCACGTAAAGAGCAAATGGAGGATTTTAGTAACACTCGTATAACTCCTATCTTCACTGAGTCAGACTACTTGAACAGTCGTCTTGACCCTAAGATGAACAACGTTCGTCTTAAAAAGCTTACTAACCAGAGTGTATTGTTCCTACGTTCAGCGTGGGGTAGTGCACTGGGTGAGGGTACTGATATTGATATGCTAGGACTGGATGAGTATGACCGTATGAAAGACGGAGTAGAGCTAGCCTTCCGTGAGTCTATGAAGTCATCTGCGTATGGTCTAATGAGACGTTGGAGTACTCCTACTATACCTGGTCGTGGTGTGGATTTACTATTCCAGAAGAGTGACCAACGCTTCTACCATCACAAGTGTGAGAAGTGTGGACATTGGCAATTCCTTACAGTTGAGGATAACATCCTACAAGTTAAGGATGATGGTGTTGATATAGTAAGGGAACAGATAAAGGATGGAACATTTATATTTATTTGTAGTGGTTGTAAGCAACCTCTTAATCGTTGGCATCAAGGTGAGTATGTAGCAAAGCACCCAGATGTGCATGAGATACGTGGCTACCACATCAGTCAGTTAGATGCTGTATGGATTAATGCTGATGAGATTATGCGTAACCAATTCCAGTATAAGATTAAGCAATTGTTCTATAACTACGTTATTGGTATACCTTATGCGTCTGAAGGCTTGCTTATCACTGACCAAGACATACTTGCGTGTAAGAAGTATGAAGAGCCAATAGGTTACAGGGATTATTCAAAGTATCAGAAGATTGTAGCTGGAGTAGACTGGGGTTACTTCAACTGGATGGTAGTGTTGGGTCTTACTCATGACAACCGTGTAGACCTATTAGACCTGCATTGGGTGGCTGATAACCCTAACAAACCTCTAGAGAGCGTTAACATCTTCACAGCCCTATTGAAGCCATTTGACCCTGACGTTATTGTTGCCGATAATGGTTTTGGAGCTGACCGTAATAGTTACTTAATGCAACAGTTCCCAGGTAGAGTGTATGCATGTGACTGGGATACACCAAGGAACTCAATACCTCTCGTGGATGCATGGAATGACAAAGGTAGACGTGTAAGGGTTGACAAAACTACTAAGATGAAGCGTACTCTATACAACCTGAAAGCAAGAGCAATAGGGATGTTTGGTCAGTGTGAGAAGCTGGACATGTTAACCAAGCATTTAAAGAACGTGAGAACTATCATGGAAGAGGAAGATGGAGAAGTGTATGAAAGGGTAACACGTGTAGGTGATGACCACTTAGCCTGTTCATTAACATATGCGTATATAGCTCTTGACAGAATACTTGCTCTACATGAGCCTAACACTAACCTTGACTTTGACTTTATGCCAACAGGACAAGGAACACATGGATACGATAGGATGTGATGATATGGAACTGTATATAAACATAAGCAAAGGGATGCACACACTCAACACTGGTAAGCTGACACGTAAGCGTGTAATGGTTAAGGGGAAGAATGGGAGAACGTTCTATCGTATGCAATGGGTGAATCCATGGGATGCTAGTACTGGTCATGGTGTGAGGGCAATACACAATGGCAAACAGTTAGATGAGGCAATACGACATGGCATCACCAGACAGCCTAACCTACAGCAACACCTATCTCATCAGGGTATACACTCAACACTAGACTTAAAGGATAAACTACACTTTGACCATCCTCTGTTCTTACCTGAGACAGAGGAATCATCACAAGGGGCAATGTTCTTAGCCAACCATATACAGCATGGTAGTCAGAAGTACCTTGGTATGTTTGATAACGACATCTACCAACACTCCAGAGAGATGAGCAAGATAGATGACATAACAGGTATGGAAGAGGCTGAACGCATGAGTTCACTAGGGGCTAAGCTACCTAGCTCTTTCCTTGAGACCTTAGATGAAGGCTCAACAGTGGATATAGGCTGGTCTGTATCTAAGATGAATGGTGCTGATATGGACAGAGCCAAGGAGTTAGCTAAGATGACCTATGGTGAGGACAGTATCCAGTATAATGCCATTAAGGATATGGAGCCAGACCCAGATAAGCAAGAGCAAGGGGAACAGAAGGTAGAGCATGTAATAGAGCCTAAGGATGAGAAGCCTGCATACGGCACACCAGAGGACTACCGCCCACATTACCATACTCATGATGAGAAGATTAACAACATGACTGAGTGGCGTAGGGAAGCCACTGAGAAGGAGATGCAAGGGAAGAACAAAAAGGAAGCAATCACCCAGAGTATAGACTTTGATGAGTTGGAGAGTATGGATGAGGATACAGTAACTGTCATGCTAGAAGACCAAGACAAGTATGGTGACTTGCATGAGCAACATGAGACAGCAATGAAGCATATGCTTAACAGTCAGCTAGAGGCTGCTAAGGAGTCAGCTAAGGATGTCTTTGGTGAGCTATCACCTACAGCCATTGAGCATGTGTTCAGCTCACCTGAAGGTAAGTATACTGCTCACATATCATCCATTAAGCCTGACATAATGAACTTGGGTATGGGCAAGTATGATGTCAACTGGTCTATGAGTATCAAGCTTAAATCAAAGGATGGATACCATGCTGGTAACATCAACCGTACAGTTGGACGTGACCATGATGGCACACTAGTTGTGCATAATGACTTGCTAGAAGTGGATGAGGACTATCAGAACATAGGCATAGCAAGCAACGTATATAACAGAAGTGAACAGATGTGGAAGCATATGAGCAAGGGCAACAAGGTTAAGATAAGCATATGTGCTAACATCACAGTAGGTGCTTATGCATGGGCTGACAAGAGCAAGGGCTTTGACTTTGCTGATAGCTATGAGCTAAAGGCTGCTAGGTCTGAGCTTAAGGACTTCATAAGTAACAACAACTGGGATGAAGAGGAAGTCATGCAAGCCTGCGGATATGAGAATGTGGATGAGCTAGAGCATGCTTGGGAGTTCGCTGAACTGGATGATGGATACAGGTATGACCTAACACCACATGCCTTTGAGGATATCAAGGGTGATGCCCACTTGGGCAAGGCATTCATGCTCACTAGTAAGTCCTCATGGGAAGCTGAGAAGCATATCAATACTGATGGCAAGGCATACCAAGAGCAACTACGTGATAATAGTGTTGATGACTACCTAGCTGACACAGGGCAAGAGGACTTGGACTATGAAGACCTAGAGGACTTGGATGACGTTAGTGATGAGGAACTAGAAGCGTTTAGGAGGAAGTATAATGGGTGATAAGCTGAGACAATTCACAAGTGTTAAGCCTAAGCATAAGCGTGAGGGCACAGAGGGATTACTCAAGTCTAAAGATGGCAAGACAATAAGAGATGACAGCTGGCTCCACCCTAGTGCTGGAGTGGCTAGGAAGAACCCAGAGGTACGGGGTGGGTAGGCACCACCCCCCTTCCTAGAAACATGGGGGGTGGTAAAGTTTTCTTTTTCGGGAGTATAAGGAATCCTGTTTCCTTTGGAGTCCCTAGATGCCCTCCAACCCGATGCCTTTACACACTACCCCCTACTTTTTCAAACCATCCCCACCCTTATTTCTACCCTACAAAAAAGTACCCCACCTCCTTTTTCTCTAAAGGAAACCTTATTTTCGATATTTATAGAGAAAACTTCCCTTATGACCGTTTTTTCAAAGGTAGAAGGGAGGGATTCTGAAGTGAAGAACCACTACACCATTGATGGAGACACTACAACGATATACTGCAAGAGTAAGGGAGATATAATCGAGGTGCTCATTGATACCGAGGATTTACCGAGGTTACAAGAGTATAGGACTTGGTGCATCAATCTACCTTACGGCAAGCAAGTTAAGCCCTACGTTATCGCTGGGGTAAAGGGGAGTACAAAAAGAGCAACATTGCATAGGATGTTAATGGGATTCCCTGAGGGCATGGTAGTTGACCATAGGGACGGTAACACCTTCAACAACAAGAAGGAAAACCTAAGAGTGGTAACTCAAAGGGAGAACATAGAGCACTGCTGGAAGGATAACCTGAGTAAAGGCTCTAAAAGGACTGCGTGTACGGAGGATAACCCTGTAGGGGTTGTCTGGCACAAAAGGGATAAGCGATGGATAGCACGTATCAAGGTTGATGGCAAGCGTATAGACATTGGTAGGTTTAAGGAAAAGGCTGATGCTATCCATGCTAGACAAGAAGCCGAAAAAGAATACTGGGGTGACCAACAATGACGCATATAAAGTCAGAACCGCCTACTCTTAACATCCATGGTATGAATATTCCTATAATTATACCTGGCAACATGAGATTTCAGATAAGGAATAGAACTGCCTACTTTGAACTGCATAGAATAATGCTACCTAAAGACCTTATGGGAGTTCTAACCAATCACGTATGGGCTGAAGCACGACTAAATACGTGGTTAGGCATGAGGTTCGCAGGTCAAGAGTATAACTGGATGGCATACAACGGTCACATAGGAATTAGTAGTTATGAGGAGAAAAGAGTAGAACAAGATATGCTGGTATTGGAACACGTTCATTTCATATTACATTTAATAGGAGGAGAATAAAATGGGAGTTACTGTTACTGAAAAGAGCACACTTAGTATTGATGGGGTAGAGGTAAGTCACGAGGGGTTAAAGCTAGAAATGGCACCAAATGGAGGCGCTATCATCAAGATTAGGTCTCTTAATATGACTATAGACGACTGGGAAGAGCTACAAACAGGTAGCCCAAAGGTGTCGGCTATGTATACCAGAAAAGTAGTTACTGATGGTGGAAAGGGTAGTACTGGCATTGCCAACCGAGCATTCACAGGTAAATTAGCTAAGATTAACTACCATGCCAAGGATACATTCGAGTATACAGTTGCGGTGGAATCAGTGACACTTACGGTTAACCCTAGTTGGGTGGTGGAGTAAGGGTGAGTAAATCTATCGTTCTGTTTGGTGACAAGCCTGTGGAATGTAAGGATGTATTCTTTAGTCTGAATAATGAGGGTGGCGTAACAGTCCTTATAAACTCTATAATTGTGGAACGCAATGATAGTATGTTTATAAGAGATGTACAGACAAAGGGTCAGAGAGTAAAAGTTACTATGCAATATGGTTCAGATACCATACTAGGTGCATCAGGAGTAATTGATTCGCTAAGGTTCTTTAGAGTACTGTGTCAGAAGAAGGTAGAGCTGAAGGACATAGGCATCGAACTGACAGACGTTATTATATCAGGAGGTAGCAGATAATGAGACCGTGGCAGAAAGCATACTTAGAGCAACTTACAGGCAATGTTAGTTTTAAGACAAAGAACACAGAATTACTCATTGGAGGGGTACACACCAAGCACCAGATTGAACCCTACAGTGTAACTAGAGAACGTGGAGCATACTATGTTAAGTTCAAGAGAATGGTCATACCTTCTCCTATAATGGATGCTTTGATGAATACAGAACCATTGGAGTTTAAGCTAACAGGAGAGGGAGATGACCGTATTGAAGGTGAATGCTATCTACAGGCTTGCGTGGAAGGTGCTAGTAGTGAGCACTATAGGGCATTAGAAGACGTTTTATTCTTGATTCAACCAAAGTAATACGAGGGAGAGGACTTTTGGTCTTCTCCTTCTTTTAATGTGAAGGGAGGGAGAGACGATGAAGAAGGTGGAAAACATAGAGTGGGCTGGACATTGTGCCGAGTGCTTTACATGTGGGGCGTTTGCACCTAATATGAAGGAGTTCCACAAGCAACTAGACAAAGGACATTGGAGTAAGCGTCCATTAGCAGTAAACAATATGAGAGTCAGTCAGCAATATATGCACAATTGTGCTAAAGCGAAGGAGGATAACAAATGAATCCACTAGAGTCTCAAGTACTACTTGGATTAGCCCAACAAGGCATACATTTAAATCCACTAAGCCATGAGGAAAAACCAAGTAAGCCCAAACGTGAGGAACGTAGATTCAATATCAGCGATGATGAGTTAAGGGATTTAGCAATCAAGTTACAAAACATAGTAATCTGGAGAGGTTGTGGTGCTGGAGGTACATTCGATGAGAACTATCATACTCCAGAGTATCACTTATTCTCTGATGAATGGGAGCCATTCCATATAAGAGTGACTAGGAAGAAGGATGGCAGGTCTATACTTAGTGCCATGAATAATTACTACTGGTCAGGAACGGAGTATGATTATAAAGCTTTACTAAGGCTGATTGACAATCATAACAAGTTACTGCCTTTAATGAGGAAGGGGAATTAATATGAAGAAAGCATTGATACTAGCAGGTTGCGTACTATTACTGGGGGCTTGTGATCCACCTAAGCCTCCTGAGTATAAAGAGACCCCACAAGGGTTTAAACCCATTGGTCAATATGAAGAGTCCCCGTACCGAACAATTAAGCTAGAAGACAAGGAAACAACTTGCAGATACTTAATAACTGATGATGGGTATATTACCCCCGATTTAGTGCAACCTGCTAAGTGTAAGGGGATGATGAAAGGTGAGTAGAATTATGACACCATTCTTTGGTAAGTGGGATGATAATGAAGACAAGAATATTGTAGAGCCTAAAGAGCCTAGTCAACCTAGTAAGCATGTAAATATGTCTGAGAAAGAGTTCAGAACAGCAGTACTAAAAGGTCTTGTAGCAATCGAGTATGCAGTCCGTACTCAAAGAAGACACTACTGGGCAAGTGACATGGAATATGCAGTGCGTATGGCGCAGTCTATGAGGGAGGAAGGAGAGTGAATAATATTCTAACCATAGGTTCTATAACAATAATTCTGTTCTGTGTACTAATTGTTGCTGCCTTACTGTGTTACGATGGGTATAAGTGGATTAAAGCTAAAAGAAGGAGGAAGAAACATGAACAAAGCCGTAAAGGTGTTAGAAGCCCTAATGTATGGTAACATTGATGTGAAGATGGATGGTCATGAACTGGTTTACTCTAGAGAGCATGAAGGAGTATTCATTAAAGGTGAGAAGTTTGAGCATGGGCAACCAGTAGAGCAGGGCAAAGGTACCCCAGTGCTACTAAATGCCGACTTTGACCTTAACTATTTCATTCGTAAGTGTGAAGAGATGGCTGACCATGAGATACTGGGCATTTGTGGCAGTCTTGCACTTACTAAACAGGTTCATGCTAAGAGAAAACCAAGAAGGGGTGTAGGAGATGAATAAGTACTTCTGGGGTGGCTTTGCTGGTGCTTTCTTATGTGTAATAGTTAGCTTGGGAACATGGTCAGTATTAGACTCTCTGTATGATAAAGGCTATAACAAAGGTGTTAAGGTAGGCATTGAGCAAGGCAAGAAGGATGCTATGAAGGATGTGGAACTTAGCTACGATATGTGTGTTAAGAAGAAAGGGGAGTAACACATGCAGGTAATATTTGCATTAGCTTTAGCTGCCTGTATAGGCATGACATACTTCACAGACAACATGGCAGTTGTAACTTTAGTTATCATTATTAACAGTATTTTCGCTCTGTTTGTGCTGAAAAATGAGGATTTAGCCTACCCTTCCACGTTCCTGTTAGTTACAGGGATAGTGGTTGGTCTGGTTGGAATGTGTCTAGCAATTATACTAGGCAATTACTATCTCGTAGTTCTTGCACTACCTTGGAGCGGTCTGATAGTGAGTAGTATTATACTAATGATTAAAGAAGATAGGAGTGAGTGGTAATGAGAATTATGCCAATGGAACTTATAACGATTGATGGGGAGCTACTGAACAAACATAGTGATGGGGAAAGAGGTCAGACCCATAGAAGAAAGCATGATAGACATTACAGCTGGAGTAATCCATTAGCCTTTGTACCAAGAGAAGGCGAGCTATTAACTTATAAGAAATTTAGTCGAGAAGGAACTGGAGAGGAAAAGACCTATCGAGTTGTTCGGGTGATATATCACACTGAAGAAGACACTAACAATTCTTATAAGGGTTGGGTTGAGATTCGAGTTAGTGAGGTGACAGGAGCATGAAGCCATTCCTAGGTGAGGAGTTTCATCTAGATAAGAATACAGCTATCACGATGCTTGGAATTAGCCTAAGGTTTTCATCTCGTATGCAACCTGTGTATACTAATGGAATCAACGCTGAACCCCCTAGACAGGTTGACAGTCTTGATGGTCTCATAAAGATACAACAACGTAGTAAGGGTAACGAGGATGTATGTAGGATATTTGGTAGTGCTCCACGTAGACGTTCTCATCTAGATGTTCATGATATATCTATCCGTGAGCTTCCTTGGGAGCTACAAGAAAAGCTAGTAAATACCTGGGCTGAAGTGGAGAAGTACCTAAAAGATAAGACTAAGAAGGAGGAAGATTAATGCTGATAGCAAGACTGACTCTGTTATTCACTATTCTTGGTATGGTGGGTGGAGCACTATATTTATTTACTCAAGGAGGTATAGGGTACTTCTTTGGAGCTATCTTGATGATAGCAGCAGCCTACTTTGCAGAGGACTTCTATAACGATGAAAATCAGAAGCCAGTTATGGTTACTATAGATAAGAAGGGTGATTGGAACCCTAGAAAAGGAGACGATACAAGATGGAAATAAGCACTCCTAAGAGTGCTTTTTCTTTTGTATGAGACTTTTTCCATATAAAGGAAATTAATAATTGCTGGACGATACTTAATTAAGGGAGCGGGTTGTATGCAAGTGATTGCACCTAAAGAAACTGTTGTGTCTCAGATTCCTATTGGTAGTGTTATTATTGACAGTGCTGGGTTCGAATATCTTTTAACTGGACGTATGGCTGAAGAGGTTGGGGAGTATGATAAAGCTGTCCTACATAGATTCAGTGGTCAAGGTCGCCATGAGTGGGGTCATGACCTGTCTAAGCCTGTATCCCCTGAAGAGATAGAAGGGGCACTGGGTATTAGCTTCAAAGTATTCACTCCAGATGAGTATATGTTACAGTTAGTTAAGAAATAGACCCCTAGTGGGTCTTTTTCTATGATATGACCTGTGCATTGAGGATACGAATTTTATACTTGATTACGAAAAAGGAGGTATTCTCATGCCAAAACCATATCCTGGTTCCAAGTATATTCCTGGTTTAGGAAAGAGTGTCAAAATCATGGGTAACGAGATTGATATACCAAGCTTGAAGAAAGCCTTAGGCTTACCTGATGCAGGTACTAAGATCCTTCCTACTGACATTGACATGCCTAAGCTATTAACTGAGCTGGACAAGACTTACACTCGTAAGGCATAGTCCACTTAAAAAAAGACTACTCTTAAGAGTAGTCTTTTTTATTTTTAAGTATTAAAGAGAAAAGTTTTAAAAGGTTAGTTATTTAATTTTGAATTTAAAGGAGGTATTTTTAATATGAAAAATAATAAAGAAATTAAAAGACCTACCCTAAATGACATTAGAGAAAAACTTGGTATGAAACGTATAGATTTAGGAGAGGTTCAATTAGTTGAGTCTTACAGTGACCACATTAAGAATTTAAATTTAAACCTACCAGAGAGAAGAAATTAAGCTCTCTGGTTTTTTCATTTTGAGACCACAAAGGAGGAATGTTTTATGTATCCATTTGATAAACAGGATGAAAGAGCATGGGGTTGTATGAACATCAGGAACTACCACAATGGGGTATGGGTTATTACTATCGAGTATAAAGAGTTAGATGAGTCAAAGGGCAACCGACTAACAGTAACTCTAGGAACTAAAGCAGAAGCAATTAACTATATCGCTAGCTTATCTATACCAGTTGAAAGCCCTGCAACAATAACAAGTATCGTTCATATCCAGAATAATGGTGCTATCTTCCGTTATGCACTTACTATTGATGACGAAACAAACACATTTGGCTTACTAGAAACAACAAGATTATCATGTGCAACTACTTCAGTAAGACCTACTGCACCAAGAAATCCTAACAAGAATGACTGAATAACAGGAGAGACAGAAATGATAGACAAAATAATCCTACTAGTAATCGGACTAGTGACTTTAATATCAGGAATAGTAATGAGTTACTTTGATACAGGTTTAGCAAGAGCAATCGGCATACTGATTGTAGCTTGCTGCCTGTGTCTTTTTGCAATCACCATACTGTATGGGTGGGGTAAACGTGAAAGAAAATGAGATGTATAAGTATGTTAAAGAGCTACTTGAAGGCATTGGCTACGATGTCTATGCCGAGGTGGAAGTTAATTCTTGGGGTGGTAGCGGTAGGGCTGATGTAATTGGTTACCAGAAGCCTGCCGTATGTATCGTGGAGATGAAGACTTCTCTATCTATGGAATTGATTGAGCAAGCGTATAAGTGGAAGCGTTTTGGTCATTACATCTATATTGCCATACCTAAACGTAAGAAGCAAATACCCACATTTGTGTGTAACATGCTTTCTAGTATGGGAATTGGCATCATAGAGGTCGGTGACCGTGTGTGGGGTACACGCATAGTGCTGAAAGCTAAGTTCAACAGACCCTATAAGAATACTAAATGGGATGATGTATTGAAACCCGAACACCAGACCTGGCTAGAAGGTGGCTCAAGTGGTGGGGGGTATGTAACCAACTACAAGCTGACTATAGATAGGGTGAAGAGGTATCTAAAGATGAAGCGTGGCTGGGTTTCCATGAACGAGCTGCTAGACCATTGCGAAACGCACTACTCTAACCCTAAGAACTCCCTAGCAAAGGCTCTTAGGGAGTTTGAATCGAATTGGTGTGAGACAAAGGTAATAAACCGTAGAGTACACTTTAAATACAAGGAGGGCAAATAATGGCTGGACTTACAATAACACTAGACCCTAAAGAGATAAAGGAAATTCTTATAACTCACCTAAGAAAGGAATACCCTGGCATGGAGGTAAAGGACATTGAGTTCAATGTGGACAAGCAACTAGAAGGATATGGAATGCAAGAACACTATGTAACTAGATTCCACGGTGCTACTTGTGGCATGAGAAAGGGGAAAGGACAATGGGAATGACACCTTATGTGTGGAAAGAAGGAATGTCACCAGAAGTAGAAGCAGATGGGGCATACTGGGAACGTAATATGTTGGCTCTACATTTTGCAGTTTATGCAAATGAAGCCTATAAATCATATACAGACCTACTAAAGAAGATGGGTCATGACAAGAACGTGGATATAAAAGACTATCTACCTTGTGGGTGGTATGACCACGGAGAGTGGGAAGGATGGTCTAGGGTAGTGAGCCTGTTTGATGGAAGAATGACGTTTCATATACCAGATGACTTTGACTTAGGTGACAAACTTCCACAGATTGAGCCTAATTGGAATGGACATACGACAGAGGATAAGTGGCTCCGTTCTATGAAGAAATGCGGTTGTGAGATATCTGATTTAGAGAAATAGACACTGAGGGGAGGAATTTCGATTCTTCCCCTTTTATTTTTGTGAAGACGTTGAGGGAGGAATCAGTAGTGAGCAGACTGAAATTAAGTAAATTTGGTGCAGGATTTTTAAGTGGGGTTATCATCACGGATACTGAGACTAACAAGAATGTGGAACTTATGGCAATGCAACTAAAGGCTCTAATCAGAAACCCAGAAAGTGGTACTTTCCCACATGGAGGGTATGACCAAGAGGGTGACGTTATCACTGTATATCATGACGATGACAGAGAGAAACATGAAGTATCATTCACCCTAGAGGAACTAAATGAAACTTTGGAGGGGGCTATTGCAAATGGCTAAAAGTCTAGAAGTAAGTTTCCATAGGGCAGATAAGAGTAACATTGAACTACGCATGGATGCAGGTAACTTTACGATTGCACGATTTATCTACGAGCATGCCAAGTTACAAGAAGCTAAGCTAACAAACGGTCATGACCACATCTACAAGGTAACAGAGATATGCGATAACATGGTTAGATTACTAAACATTTATAATGAAAGTAACCGACTGTGTGCTGCTACTTACAACGTAGCAATTGAGGCATATAAACCATTTCTAAAAAATTACATGTCATTTGGAGCAATAGAAAGACGTATTAAAATGGCTAATGAGGAAGAAGGGTGGTTAGACGCATGAGAAAAGTAATAGTAGCTTGTGGACTAATGGCTTTAATGTTAGCTGGATGTGACAGTGCTTCGGATGAAAAAGAAACTATCATGAGTAAGAAAGGAGCTATTCCTTCTGGATACGATGTCATTAGCTCCGATAAGATAGATTCATATACTGATGTGTTCGAGATTGAGCATAAAGAAACTAAACAACGATATTCTGTAGTAAGATTCCAAGGGTATGGAATCACAATGTCCCCACTACCAGATAAGGGGGAGGCTAAATGAAGAAGTTAGTTATCCTTGGTGTAATCGGATTGTCTATGGTGTCACTAGTAGCTTGCGAGAACACAGGGTCTAATAAGAACGATTATGAAAACTTTAAAGTTATCAGCAACTACCGTGACAGGGATAACGGATTGGACATCTACGACATAGAGTACAAACCTACAGGATGTAGGTTCGCTGTTACAGATGATGGTATTACTCAAATTTTAGGTGCAGATGGAAAGCCTTTCTGCCCAAGGGGGAGTTATTAATGGTAGTCTTTGGAGATAACTGCGCATGGGTACACCCAGAAGTATTATCCTCAATAGAGGATGGTTATGACTATGATGAAGTAGGTCTCAAGCATATAGAAGACTTGGGTTGGACAGTGGAACACAAGATGCAGAGTAAGGCTGTTATATTCCAGTCTAGAGTATCTGGAAAGTTCTATATGCTGGAACTTAATAGGGAAGGCGATGACTTCAAGGGTTATGAGCACTTGGACTATATGGATACTAAAGATTCAGGAGGTCGTATCAAGTGTGATGAAGTCATTAAGGAAGAAGTAGTTACACATGTCTGGAAGGGGGTGAAGTAATGAACGCATACACTGAAAATGGAGTATACGAGATCACTAAGATTTTAGCTGAAGCTAAAGGAAATAAGTAAGTAGTAAAGGAGGGGATAAAACCCCTCCTTTTTCATTTCTATTTATCCTCCAATATTTTATAGTTAGACGTAGTAATGAGACAAGTTCCTCATGAATAATAAAAGAAGGAGGTCTTTGTGATGAGCAGAGGTAGAAAGTGTTATATTCGCATAGACAACCCTAAAGGTACTAAAAAGAAGGATAAAAAGAAAGATGAGTTAGTACACGAATTAGGACTAGAGAATTTCAAGAATGACCTACGCCCTGAGGTATGGAAGAGCAATGAACCAGAGCTGATTATTAAATCTGATGAGGAGTACATAGAAGAGTACTTTGACTTAGAGAAAATAATCCACGAGGAAGAGGTAGCAAAGGCAGGACGTGTCCATCTTCCTAGGGGTGCTAGACGTCACGCTTACAAAGTGCATTCTGACCACGGTGTGATTTACATTCCAGTCAATCGTTTGAAGCAGGTGTACCAAACTCACCTAGCACTTCATAGGAGAAAAATCGCCCAAAACAAAGTTTCGATGCGAATGGGTAAGCCACTTCAACCCGTTGAAATCGGATATAACTATGATGTTCACGATGGACACCATAGATGGGAAGCCTCCAAAGAGCTAGGATACACACACGTTCCTTGTAAAGTAGTAGGGGATGACCCAGACAAGTTAAGGGACGCAAAAGAGAAGTATCGTGCTGTATGGAAGGCTGAGACACCTGAACAACTAGCAGAGACTCTAATGCAGGATTTTGTAGATAAGTTAACAGGTAAGAAACCTGTGTCCTTGGTACTTGACATTAACAAAGCCACTCTTAACAGAGGAAAGTTAGTTAAGAGACGTGTAATGGTTAAGGGTAAGGATGGAAAGGTCTTCTACCGTATGCAGTGGATTGACCCTAATGATGAGAAGGCAAATGTCCACCAAAAAGTACCTGACCAAGAGAATCACACAACATACAAGCATGATGATAAGTCAGTAAAGGAAATAGAGAAACGTCAGCACAACCGTTTCCCAGTAGTACAACATGAAGTAAAGCACTTCAAGAATAAGGAACACAATTACTCTACTGACAAGGAAGCCTACAATGAAGCCAAGGAGAAATACCACAGAGGTGAGAAGCTACAGCCTGTTAAGGTCAACCATAAAGGGGAGATACTTGAGGGGCATCATCTTGTAGACCTAGCTAGAGAGTTAGGACTGACTCATGCTCCTGCAATTGTGTTAGGTAATCCTAAATTGAAGAAAGAGTATGAGGATGCACTAAAAGAGGACGTAATGACTGAAGTTACTGACGAGGAAGGTAATAAGAAGGAAGTATCTGCCTCTGGTAAAGGTACCTCTGCTGATGGAACCCAACGTGGTCAGCATATGGTTGTAGACGTTCCTGTAGAATACGTAGATGATATGGAACACTTCAAGCGTTATGTCAATAGAATGTATACTAAATCGTACATCATGGATTGTGCAGAAAAGGCTGGTATTAAGTGGAATGACAAGAAAGCAGATGGAACTCTACTAACAGATGAGAAGATTCTGTGGACTAGGGTTTTCAACTCTATATCTGAACATATAGCTGCTGGTAACAAGTTTGAAGTGCCACATGATGATAAGGACTCTAGTGCAAAGATGAAACAGATTAAGAAGGATGATGACCACAAGTTCTTCCTTATGTTCTGTAACAAGTTTAACTTTGACAGGGAAAAAATTAAGGACTGGTGTAGAGACCATGACCTTCTATGGAAAGAGAACCATAAAGACCCTGACATTGATTGGAAAAACTGTGCTATGGCTATCAAGAAAGAATTATCTAAAGGTAAGATGCTGAATGGGGTGCGTACAAGACGTAAACACCTTATGGAGGAAGCAAATACTATTGTAACAGATGCAGTTCGTGAACAGGTTAAAGCTCTTGGTAAGAAGTATGGCAAGACAGCTTTAGAAGAACAAGCACTAAAACAAGGTATTGAAGTAGACCTTCTAGATAAGAAAGGTAACGTAGTAGAACACCCAGCTATCAGATGGATGAGGGTAGCGACTGCTATTCAGAAGCATATTGCCAAAGGTAATAAGTTTAAGATGACTAATGACGATTTCGGTACAGAGGGAAGAATTCAAGCTGAAGAGTTTGATTATGGTGACAACGTTACTCTGACTCCACATGAGCGAGTAGGTATCGATAGAGCCAAGCTTAACAGTAAGAAATTTGAACAACGTGCTAAGAAGTGGGCTACCAAGTCATTAGCTCTTGACCACGGTATTGACCCTAGCAACACAGTAATGGTAGATGAAGTGTACGATGCCTTTGTTGAAGGTGCTCGTAATGCTAAGTTAATGGTACACTTTGACCCTACAGAATTACTAGATAGTGGTACCTCTATGCTAGAGGAAATGATGTCTTCAGGTAAGCTAAAGAACGATTTCCAACTAGATAGAGGGTATGATAAGGAACATAGAGAGGTCATTGAACGTGATATCTACGGTGATGACTTTGATGGTGCAGAAGACCATGAGCGCCCAGTATATGGTGTACTAGACATATTCAATCAAGGCTTGAGCCTAGGACAACATGGTGGAGCAGCCCTAGTAATGAAGGAAGATGTTAAGAAACGTGCTTCTGGTACACCAAATGACTCTAACTCAATACCTTATGGCAAAGAGGGCAAACTAGTGCACTCTGCTACAGACCCACACCACCTAGTAATACACCGTTGGTTTGGGCGTTGGAAAGAGCCTAAGAATGCTGATGGTAAGCGTAGACGTGCTATGAACTCCGTTATTGAGGGTACAACATTCAATGACGATAAAGAGTACTTTGAAGCACAGGTACTTGGGGGAGTGGACTTGGCTAAGGATGTAGACCATGTTTTAGTACCTGAACACTGGCAAAGTAATCCAGAGTGGCAAGACCATCACGAGCTAATGAAAATGTTTGCAGAGTCACAAGGGATAGGATTAAGATATGAATGAGGTGGACTAAATGAAAATGGTAGTGGAAGGTATCAAGCTGACCAAAGACCATAAAGATGATAAGATTCTCTATCATAAGAATGGTAAGTATTATGTCAGGAGAGCATCGGATGGCTTTACCAAAGGTGAGGCTATTAGACAACACGTATCCTCTTATTTTACTAAGTGGGGTTTTAGAAAGGTAGAGGGCGTAGCGGAGTTTGATAACGCAGAGGATATACAGGCGAATATTGATAGATTCGAGCCTGCTAAAGGTTATATAGCCAAATATGCAGAGTCGGTACTTCCGAGGGGTTGATTTCCAAACCCCTCCTTTTTTTATGCTGAAAGGGAGTTCCTCCTGCGTTTGGCACTCTCTAATAAGGTTAAGGAAGGAAGTGTATAGCATGTTTGCTGTTGGAGGTATCGTTGCTGAATATAAGTATGATAACGAGGACTTATTCGCACAACTAGAGAGTGCTAAAACAGAAGAGGAACGTAAAGAAGTAGTGGGAATTATTTATCTGAACAATGTAAGAATTATACATAAAGCTATAGGTAAATGGTTCCCTGGAGAAGCCCTTAATAGGTTCTGTCAAAGACACAGATTGACTCCAGAGGATGTTTTTAGTGAGGTTAGTTACAGTCTACTTAGAGCTATACAAACCTTTAAGGAGGGTAAGTTTACTTCTTATGCTGGTTTTTGTATGGATAACCAACTAAAGATGCTGTACCGAACTGTTAAGAGAAAAGGCGATATGACTAGTCTACAGTCAGAAGTGAATGAAGAGTCAGACAATGATAAGAAGAGTCTAACTATAGAGGAAGCATTTCTATCTGCTGAAGATAAAGGCTATTCTGCTTTATGGGATACTGAGGAGTTCAATACAATAGTCCCTCACTTAAAGAGATGCTTTAGACGTGGTAATGAAGCTAAGGTGTTAACTATCTTCCTGAAAGAAGTACAGAAGGACGCAGGAGATATGATGTCACAGAAAGAAATGGCTGAAGTGATAGGTGTTAGTAAGTCTACTGTCAACAAGACAGTAACTAAAATAAATAAACAGGCTAGAGAAATTAGGAGGGAACTATATGAAAGCGAATTACAGCGACAGACTAGTTGATAAGAGAATGGTACTGACAACCCTGACAAAGGTAGAGGATACATCACTTTCTACAGTGTATGTAACCAATAACCCAGAGGTATTCCTTGTGGTATTCCATAATCAGGCTGCTCTAACTGACTATATTAAGCAGAACGCTGATGGATTGTTTGGTATACGTTTAATTAAAGAAGGTAAGAAGTACTGTAGCTATAACATTCCTTTAGAGTCTGGGGAAGAAGTACTAGCAAGAACTATTGCTGAAGCATACAATATTCTTAATAAGGACAATGACGAGCCTGTGATTATGTCCACTGATGAAGTAACAGGGTTGCCTATAATAGAATGACCTCAATCCCCCTAGATTTTTATAACTAGGGGGCTTTTTAATTAAAAACGAGGTGATAATATGAAGGGTATCAATCATTACAAGGTTCTCTCTAATGCCTATGGCAGAAAAGAACTATTAGAAATGGGTAAGAACAATGGTCTTAGTTGGCAGGAGGATAACGGACGTGAAGGTGTCAACTGGATGCGATTTAGTAGGGCGTTAGTAAAGCACCTAGATGAGGGCAAACACTTTGACACTGATAGTACAGATACAGAGTCCCTACAGTCAATGCTGGATCAATATACCCAGTTGAGAGATATGCATAAGCAAACTATGATTCCTCATGTAAGAGCTGGGTTGTCTAAGCTATACTCCCAAGGAGATGCAACTAGCAAAGACCCTATGGAATATCTTCCTAAGGTATATGACCACTTGGATGCTAATGGTGGACACGTGTGGGCTGAGAAAGTAAGAACTCTGGGTAGTCTTAATAGCCAGATTAAGGGTATAACTGAAAAACTCTCTACGAGACAAGTTTAGGTTGGCAATGAGCCAACCTTAATTTTTTGCACTTTTAAGTGGGACGATTTGACAAAGGGACAAGCCCGTGACAAAATGAGAGTGTGATTTTCATTTCCGAGAAAACAAGGGAGGAATACAAGATGGTTAGAACAGGATTAGATAGATTTAATGCTAGGCAAGGTAAGGCAAAGGGTGACGAGAAGGCTATACATGAGGCTTCTATGAAAAAGCAGATGACTGCTGATATGTACGATGAGCTTAAAGATGAGGGCAATATTGAAGAAGCAGCTATGGTAGTGAGCCGAGATGGTATGAAACTACTAGGTCAGATGCTTACTAATTCAATAGAAGGCTCTATTGAGAGAGTACTTGACCGTAAACTGGATGATAAGCTGGGTCAACTGTTATCAGGGCTACACAAAGGTATCCTAGAGGGTCTCTTGGCTGTACAAGAGACAGCAGTAACTAAGGCAGAAGAGAAGATAGAGGAAGCAGTTTCTAAAGCTAGTGAGCAAATAGTTGCTGAGATTGACCTATCAGAGACACCGTCCATTGACAAAACAATAGATAAGGTTAAGAAGAATATGGGAATTGATTTAGGAGATAAGGTGTCTGTACCTGACTTAGGAAAGTTAATGAACATAGCAGAGCCTACACAGGAAGATAAAAAGCCTGCTCCTACTAAGGCAAAGCCTAAGGATAAGCCTAAGACGGAGTTAACACCTCATAGAACTAAGCTAATGAGGGATATGCCTAGACATCTTCCAGACACAGCTCCTAAAGAGCCTTTTAAATGGGATGCAGTACCAGAGAAGGGTGCTACGAAATATGCACCACGGTCTAATAAGGCTATGTTCTTGAAATATTGCCCTATCATTATTGAATACTTGGAAGCACACAAAGGACAGCCAGTAGCATTCAAGGACATTAATGAATATGCAGTAGAGAAATACAATGTAACATACTTACCTAAGGGAACTCAATTCATGGAGTTTATAATCCTAAAAGACAGCCGTGTTGCACGACACTCTTACGGTCAGTACATTTTGAACTAAAAGCGGAGAAGACTTTTCGCAAGGGGGCTTTTTTTAAAGCGAACAGGGCGAGAGAGTTAACATTACTCGACTGGGACACGACAAGGTAGGAAGCCTACCTTCCCCTTGCTAGGGGTTCAGGATTTGTGTTAAAACTATAACTCAAGTATATTCTAACCTGAGCCTCTAGCAAGGGGTGGATAGTCCCCCACCCCTTTCCCTAATAGGATATTCCCCATATTCTATCCCATACCTTTGTTGGTGGGAGGAACGTTACCCTCCTACCACTCTTTTTGGAGCCTTAGTTTAATGGTAAAACAGGGTGCTCATAACACTCCATCGTAGGTTCGATACCCACAGGCTCCATCAGTAAGTTGGAAATGTGACAGTGGTAGGTGCATAAGTGTCATGGGGTCACACAGTACGCATGAAGGGGTTTAGGGCGTACGGTCAGGGAACTCTAGCTAAAGGGTAATATCGAGAAGGGTCGCTAGAACGTAGGTCATCTGGTTCATGGCTTACACACTAAACGAACAACTGTTCGTTGTCTTTTAACAATACTGTTTGTTTTCGTGAGTATTGTTCTACTGAACGTATGTGTAGTGTGGAAAGCTTACATACACCCGATAGTGGGTGTGGAAAGCCCACTATCATCTTTACCCCATATTTCAAAGGTAAGAATACCTTAGCTACGGCTAGGGAGGTGCAAGTTCGAAACTTGTTGGGGTAGTTGTGCGGGAGCACATATCTATTGTTTGTGGGAGGACAATAGGTGATTATCTCTATAGTGGTGACTTAGGACGCCATCACTATAGAGAGGTAGGCATTGCGAGTGCCTACTAATCATGAGAGGGCTATCTGATTCAATAGAGTCCTATAGCAGGTTTGGATATAGCAAGGGGGTTCGAATCCCTCCACCTCTCTCCTATCATGAAGGTGACTGTGAATTGGTCACAGTACTATTGGGGGCATCCCCCTGACACCTTCACCGTCTACTATCCCATTATTAACTGCGACATGGTATGTTTCTTTGTGAACATCCTAGTGGTAGGTGTCGGAGCCTACCACATCCCTGGGGGTATAGTTCAACAGGTAGAACAGGAGGTTTAATATGTGGAAAGCTTACATCTCTAACTATGAGATAAGTAACACAGGTCAGCTTAGAAATACTAAGACTGGCAGAGTATTAAAGTCCAAGATGTCCAATAAGGGTTATGTTAAGTATGGTGTATCGGTTTCTGGAAAGTATAAGGATGTGTTTGCACACAGAGCGGTAGCAGAAGCATTCATACCTAACCCAGACAATAAACCACAGGTTAATCATAAGGATGGCAACAAGCAGAATAATGACTACACTAATCTAGAGTGGTCTACTAGTTCTGAAAATATTGTACATGCTTATGAGAATAATCTGATGAACAGTAGTCATTGTGTGAAGGCTGTAATTCAGCTATCTAAGAATGGTGAAGAGGTTCATACTTATGGTTCTATAGAGGAAGCAGCAGCTAGTATAGGAGGGAGTCCCTCTCATATAAACGCTTGTTGTAGAGGACGTAGAAACACCCATAGAGGATACCGTTGGTCTTATGCCTATTAACCACCGACATAGGTTCGAATCCTATTGCCCTCGTATCTGCTAAGTCAGAGAACAGCGTGTAAGAGTGCTGTATACTAACTATACTATGTGTGGTTAGAAAGTCAAATTTTGCTTTGTTGGTATCGGAAAATACTGACTAGCACCTCACTAAAGGTGGGAAAGGTACCCCACACGCTAGTGCCTCTAACACTAGTTACCAGAGATGCAGGATACACCGCCCTGCTTAGTGAAAGTCACTTTGCCAGTTAATCTGGCATTATCACATACCGTAAAGGTATGGTTTTATGTAAATTTATTAGCTCAATTAATCTTGAGTGCTAACACTAGGTAGAGGACAAAACTACCGAATATAAAAAGCAGTTCACACTATCTACAATCCAGACGGATAGCATGCAGTGGGGCATGTTCATGTGGACTTAAAAGGTATACTGGGGTGCTGGATACTCTGGTATACCTGGAACCCCCACTTACATATAATATTTTCCCCAAGGCTCTGCTAGATGACGGTTTCGAGTCCGAATACAAGTACTGAGAGTAGCTACTCGTGGAACGTATAAAATGGCAGCCTTCTAGTATTCCCCCAGATTAGGGTTCGATTCCCTGTTACTACTTTACTAGTACTGGTCTAGCTAACCGTGGAACGTGTAGTAATATCTTGGAGAAGTCTTGGGGAAGGTATTATGTGTCTTCCCACATAGTAGCTTCACTGTATCAGACTGGGGACTACACCCCAGATTTGTTTCCAGATAACTCAAATTTTGATACAAGCTTGTCAACTGCGGTAGGGGCTTGAACAACCCCTACCCCTCTTTATGTCCACAACATCACAGAATACTCACACCTTAGATACTGATTTCGATTTTAAATCACAGGGGGTAATGTATTTGAAACCACAAGTAGTTATTTACGGACTAGATTCCAGACCAGTTAACACAGAGTTTGTTAAGAAGATTGCTAATATTGGTGGAGCTTTTGAGTTAGTTTTTGCTCCAGACTACCTAGTAGGGAAAGAACTAGTTGACTGGATTAAGGAAAATGTACCAGCAGTAAAAGAATTTATCTTCTCTATTGATGCTATTGCATATGGTGATTTAGTAAGCTCTAGATACTACTATGATATCCAAGATGCTAATGACAGACTTCATAACACTTTTGAGCCATTACGTGAGGCTTTTCCAGGTATTCCTGTAACAGCCTTTAACAGCATACTACAGTTAGCACCAAACCCTACGTCAGAAGCAGGGCGTAAAGACGTTAATCTAATACGTGAGTGGCACATTAATAACGACCTAATAAATAACGACTTAATAGGTCAAGAAAGAAATGATGCTATGAACCGTAACATCCAAATAGAAAATGAAGTAAACCCAGACAAGTTCTGGAATTGGCAGAAAACAATAGACCGTAACTTAGAAATCAATAGAAAAATGCTAAGTTGGACGGATTTAGGATACATCAAAAAACTTGTATTCTTTGTAGACACCTCTAATAAGTATGGACATACAAGTCTGAATAGAAAGTATCTAGAGAAGAAAGTTGCTTCTTTACCATCTACTCTAGGCGGAAAAGTCCATTTCGTAGCAGGTGAATATGGAACATCTACTCTACTAGTAGGGGGATTACAACAGAAATACTCTGGTATAGATTTGTCAATCAATGTCTCCTATACAGACCCAGACCTAGAAAAGGAATGGATTGATATAAATGAGTCTCTTACATTAAACGAAAGTATAGTAAACCACGCTGGTGCTATTGGCATTAGAACTAACTTTACTACTGATCCTAATGCAATCATTTATGCTCATACTCCTTATTCTAAGGATGATGAATTAATTCGTCTTATACAGGAGAACGTGAGTAAAGCTATCGTAATTGTTCCTAGTCAGTCTACAGGATTTATCTCTAGATTACAAAAAGAAGTAGATATTAGTAAGCTACTTGCTTTCTGTGGAACTGGTAATCCTAGCTCTCAAATTGGTCTTGCTATTGGACATGCAATTTCTAGATTGATTGCCTTGAAGACAGCTATGGCTAATGGTAACGGTGGATTAGCAACGACAACTCACGTTGATGTACTACTTAAACAGTTCTCTAATGTAATCTATATGAAGAAGCTATTTGGACATATCAGTGACTTTGCTACCTCAAAAGGTGTTGAGATATTCCAACTAGGTAATATACAGGAAGAATTATGCGCTTACATAGATAAGCTCATGAGACCACGGGTTGTAAGCCTTTATGCTTCTAAGTTCCATCATAAGAAGATTGCAGTAGATGACGTGGTTAAGTATAACGTGCTGGACAGTAAGTTTACTGGTATCAGAATTCCTTTAAATCACATTACAGAGGTGGATATGGAATCTAACTTAGATGTTAGAGTTAATGTACCTTTCTCTAAGGATTTTACAGATGTCCCTTCTAGTCACTGGGCTTATAACTTTGTTATGACGCTTCGTAAGTTAAAGGTATTCCCTACTGGAGATTATTTCTATCCAGACGCTCCAATGCTACGACATCAACTAGTGTCAGCTATATTCTCTTTATTTAAATTTGATACTAATATAACATCTATACCTAATCCTATGTTTAAAGATGTTCCTAACACTCATCCCCTGTATAAGGAGATTGTTATGATCAACCACTTAGGTATAATGAAAGGTATAGAAAATGGTACATTTATACCAGACGGAGAGCTAACTAGAGCGGATATTGCAGTTATCCTATCAAACCTATTCTCTTTAAAAACAACTCTGAAATATGACAATGTACCAAACTATTTCAGTGACTCTGGAGTAATTAGTTCAGCACAAGAGTCTATAAACTTTATAGCTCGTGTAGGAATTGCTTCTGTACCTGACAATAAGCTATTTAATCCAACTGGAACAGCAACTAGAGCTATGGTTGCTACCTTCCTTGGTAGATCACTAGAAGTATTATAAAAGAGTTAAAAACCCTAAGATACTAAATCTTAGGGTTTTTTCTATTATAAGGGGAAAACTCACAACCACTCGACTTTCTTTTATTAAAGGAGTGGTGATAGATGAAGCACTGGGAACATACAGAAGTGGTAGACATGCCTGCGTACAAGGAGTTCTTACAGTTTGGTACTCCTATTGTACCTAGTAAACAATTACCCTTCAATACAGCAGTTTACGTAGTTTGTGATGGTGGCTCTAAGCAGTTAGAAGGTATCTATGACAAGACTGTCGGTGGTATCAGACCCCTTAAAGACACTAAAGCTCCAAACCGTGACCTAAGACTGTATAAAGATGCAATCCAATCAGAGAATATCACAGTACTAGCAGTGGATGGATTAATGGGAACAGGTAAGACATCTACCATTGTTGAAGCATTAATTAAGAAGCATCTAAGTAATGTTCATTTACCAGACCATGTATTTGCAAGTGGTAACTGGAAACCAGACCCAGATGTACACAAGATACTTATCTCTAAGCCTGCTGTAAACGCTGGTGAAGAGGAATATGGTTTCTTACCTGGGGATATTAATGAGAAGATGATTCCTACTCTTCGTAACTACACCCAATATTTTGATAGAAACCATCAATCAGGTTTCAGTAACCTTAATACAGCTGGATATGTTGAGGTACTACCCTTAGGATTCGTTCGTGGTATGGATGCAATGAATACTGACTTAGTAGTCGATGAATGTCAGAATACTAAAGAGTTAGTAACAATCGTATCTAGAAGGGCAGAGAATTCTAGAATATTTTTAATAGGAGATACTTCTCCATTCCAAATAGACCTTAAAGGGAATACTCCGACTAAGAATGGTCTCAATGACATCATTGACCTCTTACAGGGAGCAGAATACTTCCAGTATATTGAAATGAAATCTCTAGAAAACATCGTAAGAAGCTACGAGGTAAGGGATTTAGTGAGAAGACTGTTTAAGAAGCATGGTGCTAACCCTCAAGAGTGGCGTTCTTAGGTATTTCCAAGGTACACAAGGTGGGGTATTTGTTACCTCACCTTATATTAATGTAAGGGGGACTACACATGGCTATGACAAAGGTTCAGCTAATTACAGGTATTATCTATACTGAAGAGCCTGCTACTAAACTACGCTCATTCCTACAGGGTGGAGTTAAAACAGGAACATTCGTAGGATATACTGATGAGAATAAGACTGATAAGGTTATTGTAGCGGTTCATGCAATGGAATATATTTTTGTTAAGTAGAGGTCTCTAAAAAGAGACCTTTTCTTATGCAGGAGAGAGGTTTTGAGAATCTCTTTCTTTTAAGGTAAAAATCAAAGGAATGGAGAGATTCACATGACTTGTGAACGTGTAGCACCAAAGACCATTAATCTAGTACCAGAATCATACAATAACCCTAGAATACTAAGAGGGACTTGGATTTACTCCCATCCCACTAAACCAATGCCCTCCCTCCCATTTGTCTATAGATTTAGGGAGATTATAGCTCAAAGCAGACAGTGTGGGGATAACTCGCAGGTAGTATTTGATGCAATTACTAATTATCCTACTTTAACTAATAAAGTCAATTTAACCCTAGAACAAGTGGCAGATAATAGGATGACTAAGAGAAGGATGAACTACATGGATGGTTCACTAACTCTAAGTGCTACTGAGGAGAACTACCTAGCAGCAGCTAAGGAAGTTATAGACTCTCATTTTGCTGGGCTGTACTATAAGTATATGAGAAGTGGAACAGTTGTAGGATTGAAAATAAATACCTCTAGTAAGGCTATTTATGCTATGACTTGTGAAGTTAACAGTTTCCTAAATGAAGTGGTGCTTAGAGGGGGAAAACTAAGCTCAACCAGTGTATATAGAATTATGGGTATTCTAAATAAGAACTTTGAGTTATTACAGGAGGAATTGGAATGATTACACTTTTAGTGTTATGTATAGGATTATTTTTAGGTGCAGGTGCAATTTTGGTGTTAACAGGTATACAAATAAAGGGAGACAGTGAGTACATTGTCAACTTTACAATCGTGTGTATTCTCTTCATAGTGTTCTGGTTATCCCTTGGGGGTATAATTCAGAGCATAGTATATTTAATTACAGGGAGGTTTATCTAATGGCTTTTACATTAATGAAATGGAATGAACAATACGGTGGAGATGCTAAGTTTGTAGTGCGAGATGATGATACTGGTAAACAAAGTATGTTTACCCCTGGTAGAGCACAAGATGTCGTCTGGACTAACAGTGACTTAGCCAATGCACCAGAGATGTCTAAGTGGAGTGACTTTGGTGATGAAACAGTAGACAATTTAGAAGATGTAGCATTTTAATTGTGTAAGCCCTTACAATAGTAAGGGCTTATTTTTATTTAGAGAAGTCGGGAGGTGGGTTAGAATGGAGTTAATTATAAACATCAACAAAGCCAGAGTCCTTAATACAGGCAAACTAGTTAAACGTGCTGTTCAAGTAAAAGGACAGGGTGGTAGAACATTCACTCGTATGCAATGGATAAATCCTGATAAAGGTAAACCAGTAATGGAGACATCACATGAAGGACATGAAGACCCTCATGCACATAGAGTAGCTAACATGAGTCCTGAACAGAAGCATTCTATGGTCAATCACTTTGTATCTAATAATAGGGATGAAGCGAATGACCTAGCAATGACTACAGGACAGAAGAGAGCACCTTATGTAGCAGACCATCAGGTTACTCAGCACTTAATGGATCATGCACACAAGATACCTCATGAATACGTGAAAGACCACTTAGACAGTAAAGAGTCAAAGCCTAGTCTAAATGTAGTGGGAAGTGACCTTCCAGAGAAGGAAGTTAACAAGCGTATGGGTAAGGAAGGTAGTTTAGACTTGTCCAAACTCAATACAGGGGCTTCAATGTATGATGACGACATCTTTAAAGAAGATACAGAGTATGCTAGTGAGGAAGGTCTTAACCCAGAGAAGGAATTTAGACATGTATTCAAAGACGTTACTAAAGCTGGTATTGAGAATGTATTTTCTGACCCTAAGGGTAACTGGACTGCACAGGTATCAGGTTATGACCTATTCCAGGATGGGGATAACGTGAACTGTGGCTTAAACATGACCCTATACGACAAGGATGGGGAGAAGATGGGACATATCATACGTTCAGCTTACCATGACGCAGATGGCACTCTACAGATACACAATGATGAGATGGAGCTAAAGACACAGTATCATGGTAAAGGGGTAGCCCAAACTATATACGACAGGTCTGAGCAATTATGGAGACACCTATCAGGTGGGCACAAGGTGGAGATAAACCTGACAGCCAATATTAGTGTTGGTGCATATGCATGGTCTAAGAAAGGCTTTGATTTTGCTAATGACAAGGAGCTAAAGATGGCTAGGGAAGAACTGAAACAATTCTGTAGAGGCAATGATATTAGCCTAGCAGATGTGCTTAAGAAGAGTGGACACAAGAGCGTAGATGATTTAGACCACTCATGGCAGTTCTCTACACTACAGAATGGTAAGTCTTATGAACTGGACAAGGTTATAGACCCTAAATATAAAAAGGATGTTGAGGGTAGAGAAGGTCATTTTGGTAAGGCTTTCATGCTAGGCGGATTGGGTATATGGGACGGTAAAAAGACACTAAACGATGACCATTCTTCAGAAAAAGTAGGTGAAATACATGGCAGAGCAACTAAAAAGAACAGCTAGAAAAGTACCTCCTTACCGTCACGGTAGAGAAGGTATGAGTAGTGAAGGTGATGCTTGGATGCATCCAGAAGTGTTTGATGACGATTACGAACGAAAAACGAATTCTGACATAAGACGTTATATGGGTTCTCTGACGAAATCCAATCGTTTGGTTGTTGACATTAACAAGGCTGAAGCACCGAAAACTGGTAGGTCTTTGAATAGAGGAAAATTGGTGAAGCGCGCGGTACAAGTGAAAGGGAAAGATGGTAAGATGTTCACTCGTATGCAATGGGTAGACCCGAATGATGACCACCAAATACAGTCCCACCCTCTACACCAAGAGCCTTCACTGGAAGGTACTAAGCCTACCTCTTCTAAAGACCCTAGTGAGATGTCACGGGAAGAATACGTAGACCATCATGTTCGTAAGAAGATGTCTAAAGAAGAGAAATACGATATGCTAGAGAAACATGGGGTTGAATGGAAGCGAAATAACCATGAAGCTATTGACCATAAGAATGCTGTAATGGCTCTTAAAAACCATCTATTAAAGAATCCTCACCTTATTGGTGCGCACAACAATAAGGAAGCAAAGGACATTGAGAAGCCAATAACAGGTACAGATGATGAGAATGAGTTCTGGAATATGTGGGATAAGGCTGACAGAGAGGGTTCATATGAGCTTATGCGTAAGCTGGGTATTAT